CATCTTCGGCTGTTGGATCGACGACGATGGTCAAATCACTGAGTGTGTCGTTCCCCTGCCAGATATCCAGGCCCTGGAACTCCGCATCGCTACAGAGACCCAACAGCCGAAGATGCCACTGGCTTGGGTATTTCTGAGAACGTGCAGCCTGGGCCTGGATGTCTTTCTCAAAGAGTATGGACGCCAACGCGCAAATTTGCTGACACAGGAACTCAAGCGTATGCTGGATTGACCTGAAGTTTTCACGACGAACTTCGTTATATAGGTAGATTGTACTGCTCAGGAGGATAGGCCAGTGTCCAAGTACAAAGAAATCCAGACCGAGATTGATGACCCGACGATTCTCGCGCAAACCCTGCAGGAAGTTGGGGACCGTCTCAACTTTCAGTTCGAGGATCATCATGCAGCCCCTGTGCGCTTGATGGGATATGAGGGGAGCCCGCGTCAACAGACTGCTGATTTCGTCATCCGCAAGCGGTATGTCGGCAACGTATCCAATGACCTGGGATGGAAACGGCAGCCGGATGGGGTATACAGCCTGCTGATCTCCGACTACGACGACAATCACCCGCGCTCCCTGGAGATTGCCCAGGAAGTCGCGTACCACTACACTGTCGTGAAGGCCGAACGCGCCGCCCGCCTGGAGGGATACACCATCAAGCGTGAGTGTGCACCCAATGGGCAGGTAGTGAAACTCTACCTGGAAACATAGGAGGAATCATGCCGACGACACCGCAACTGCCGCACACAGTGGTCCTTACATTCTACCCTGGCCAGCCAGGTAGGATGACCGCCAAAGTGGATGGTATCTCGGGCCCCGCCTGTGCTAATGCCAGTGCATGGTTGGATCGCCTGGGGGATGTCCGGCAAGACCTCAAAACAGGCGAGTATTATCAGGATGGTCAGGAAGTCCAGGCCAGGCAAACTGTGCAGACGTGACCTGAGATTTCCTCCTGGGGGATGGGCCACAGGTTGCAACCTGTGGCCCATCGATGTATACTGATAACAAGGAACCCAATGGGAACAGTCTATATACCGGATACCGCAATCTTGATCAGGGAGTGGCAGGCCCAGGCCACCTTTAAGTCTTATAAGTGGTTGGGTACAGGCCAGATCGCACTTCTGCCGGAACCTGCCCTGGACTACGCCACCCATCGCCCCGATCAACCCCTGATGATCGGCCACCCAATCATGCTGCGCGATTTGACCATTCGTGTCATCGCCCGGCACCCAGGTCAGCCTGCCTATTTGGTAATGCGGGATGGGTGGAAGGCCCGCCTGCTGGCCTGGTTTCTCCGCAAATTGCTGGAGAACCACAGGCCCCCGCATCCGCCAGAACTTATGCCCATCAAGGAGTAGGGAACAGTATGGCAGCCCATGACGACAAAGCAGTCCCTGGCCAGCAGTACTCGTTTATTGTCCGCTTTGGGACACCCGCAATCAGTGAGGGAGTCGTCCCCATCCCCAGGATCGTCCTCGACAACTACAGTGCCCTGGGCATCGACGACCGTACCATGATGTGGGTAGTACATCTCCTGGCGTACAAGTGGTCTGCGGATTCACCTTTCCCAAAAAGGGCAAGTCTGCATTGCACGGCAGGGGAAGCAAGCCAGAAACGCTATGCCCGCCGTCTGCGCGAAAAGGGAGTGCTGTTTACCAGCCGCCGTTTCCAGAAGGGCAGAGTCGTCAGCCTGGTGTATGATCTCGATAGCCTGTTGCATAATTGTGTCCGTCTCCATCAGGCCACCAATGCCAGGATCGACGAGTATCTCGCCGAGAACATGTCAACCCTGGACCCCCTGGATCGCTACCTGCGCGCCCACGTTCGTACCATCATCCAGGCCGATGTGCTGGCCATCTTCAAGGTGGAACTCCCACCCGAAGTGGAAACCCGTCTGAAAGCCGGAGAGTATGACGATGTCCCCCCGCCTTGGGACAAACTCACGCCGGCACCAAAAGAGGGGGAAGCCCTGCTGGACGAATACTTTGGCCCCCGCCAGGAGCCTATCCCATTGATAACTCAAGGGGATAGCAAGGGCAAGAATTGGGCCGACCCTGCCCAGGCAGGGGGAGCCAGCAGCAGCGCCGAGATAGTGGTTGATGGCATCTGCCGATTCAACACCATCCCAGGCATCGAAAGCCTGCCACCTAAAGAACGGACCGCGCTCGTTCGCCACGTCCACGAGATAATCGAAAAGTGGGGCAGTGCCACGCCCGAACAGGCCAAACTCGCCTGGGAAGCCTGGACAATCCGGTATGGATGGCGTAACCAGTGCAACGCCTTCTATACTAACTTCGCCACCGAGTATGGGATGCTGCTGATTGCCGTCAAGGAAGGAACCATCACCCTGGAAAGTCTGCAGGAGGAAGATCAGCAGCAGGAACTCAAAGCCAGGAAGGATGATCCCCAGGCCCCGCAAAACCGCCAGCACTACCAGAACTGGGCCACGGCACCTGGTAAAGTGATACCGGCACCGCCGACCGTACCGGATTGGTGGAAGCGCATCCTGGATGATCTACGCCTGCAGATCACCGAAGCCTCATACAGCACCTGGTTGGCAAATACCAGCGCCACCCGTACTGATGGAGTGATCACCATCTTGGCAAAGAATGGCTATGGCAAGGATTGGTTGTCCCACCGGCTCCATGCTATCATCCTGCGAACTGCCAGACGTGTGCTGGATGAGGATACCCTGGAGATAGAGTTTGCCGTAAAGGAACAGCAGGAGGAAACAGCATGACCACGAAACCGAGACTGAAGCGTGATTGGATAGGACGACGTGACGTGATCCTCCTGCCGATTGACTATAGACCAGAAGGGGAGGAAATCTTGCCTGAAGTGTGGATAGGGCAGCAGGAAGTCAGCCAGGAGTTTGATGACCACCTGAAGTCGATGTGTAAACTGTTAGGTTGCGCCAGCATCGAGGGAGCAGCCAATCCCCGCCTGGCCTTATCGTCCAGGATCGCCCTGGCAATTCTGACCCTACAGGAACGGGCAAACATGCAGTCTGTGGGACAATGGATTCCTGTGGCCAGTCGTCTGCCGCAGTTTGGCAGCCTCGTCCTGATACGATTTGTTTACCCCGACAGAAGGCCCTACGTCGGTCTTGGTATTTGCCAGGATGAGGAATATTGGCACAAAGGCGGAGACCCGACCTGGCTCCTTGTACCTCGCCGATTTGTGTCCCATTGGTGTCTCATCCCTGATTACCTCAAGGTGGAGGGTATGGCATGACAGAGAATGGGAAGTGTGGATTTAAATGCCCAGGCGACCCGCCCTGTTCACAATGGACAGGGACAGGGTGTGCGCTCGATTCGATAGATTGGGAAGATGCCGAGTGGGATGACGACGAGGAAGATTACAGCAGGGATGACGAAGTATCCTGCCTGAACTGTGGCCCGGAATGCCCTGCATGGGTAGGGGATGGCCTCTGTGAGATTGCATTGGCCTGGGAGCAGACCATGCACGATCAGTACATGGATCTCCATTCAGGCCAGCAACCTTGTCCTGTGTGTGGGGCGATGCTCATATCCTACGAAATTGCCACCGATCAACTCTGGATCTGGCCAGGAGGGGATTGGCCTTATTCGCCCATGGTCGGCCTGGAGATTTATGCTATCCTCGCCGCCCCGAAGGGTGAGATTCATCGGCAGGCCGACGTCGTCCACATCTTTGTGGGGGATGGGGAACTCCGGAGAGAATGTTTGATCATCCTCGACCCTGACTGCATCGAGAAGGATCGCGAGTTTGTCAGGGAGAGCCAATGATCATCTCTGCCATCAGGCAGGAAGAAAGATGCTGGCGTAAGGGACGGCATTCAAAGTACCGTCACCTCTATGTGAACAAAAGCGCATGCTGTGGGAGCAAGGTGAGTCCTCTTCCGGCATGGACGGAGCAGGAAGTTTATATTAGATGGGCCCCCCAGTGCCCAAAGTGTTTGAGGATTGCTAAGCAATGATCACTTTTGGAGTCCATAACCTCCAACATGCTCGACCTGCAGATGAAGATCGCCGACGATATGCAGGCAGAGGGATGGGCAGACAAGACGGATGGCGAACGCATCGAGGAAGCCTCGCGCCGCTTGACTGAAGCCATCCGCCAGATTTACCAGGAAAGCCTGGGAGCAGACATCACCCAGGATACTATCCCACCTGGCCAGCGCCAAACCTGCACCGGTCAACTGCTGCTGCCAGGGGTTTAACCAAAGTCGCACAGACTGTACCGTCAGGCTGTTCTTGCCAAAGCCCCGCAGTTAAAGTGCTGATAGAGTGGCCCTGACGCCCCAGGGTTGCTTGTACCGAGTGCCGCCCCCGAATTCTGGAATACGAAAATCTCTATATACTCGCCAACCGCCATGTAGAACATTGCCGCCGTAGCCGTCAACACCGTTACACTGGCAGGGGATGCTCCGTGGTAAGACATTGCAAGGAACGTATTCCCATTTTTAACAACCGCCAGTGCTCTGTTGCCGGTAGCATTGGAGTCAAATTGCACGTTACCCTGTGCCATATAGTACCCTGCGACTTGGGCAGTTAGTCTGGTTGGGGACCCGATAGCCCATCCCCCCATCGTGTCCCAAAGTTCTGTGTCCCAACTAAGAAAATTCCAGGCATTGTTAGAGATAGACTGCGCGTTAGATCGGTAAGCCCTGCATCCAAGTGCTATGCTGCCATAGACTGAACCCCCTACATTAATACTGCCAGGGAATACTCCAGTCTGTGTACCGTTGGGAATGTACAGCACCCAACTCCCTACATTATTCAGCAGGCCGAAGTTGTTGCCGTCAGAGTAGATGAATCCCAGGCTAACACCGGCAGCCGAAATGATATGGATGTTACCAGCCACGCACATGGCCTGATCAGGAGCAGCATCACGCCCCACCATGAGTGATGCCAAAGCGTAGACATTGTTGGTAAACTTTTGGGTTTGGCTTGCTGCGCCTGTCCGTGCACCTGACGCCAAGAGATATATTGTATGGTCATCATCGCCCAAGCCATTCAGCGCCAGACCGTGATCCAACTTGCCACAGGATGCAGCCGCTTGGTGGGTATGCTCAGGAGTTTCAGCCGCAGTGCCCCCGCTCGCTTTTTCCTTCAAGTATTGGGCATGATCATCATCCGCCAAACCATCCAGTGCCAGACCGTGATCCAGTTTGCTGCCCTGGCCTGCAGCACCTGTGTGCACGTGTGACCCTACGTCTACACCATCCACCGTTTTGCTGGCTGCCACCGCCACATTCTCATCGAATGTCCATGCCCCTGTGACCGTTTCGGCCTTCGCCAGGCCCGCACGGTCACCGCCTAGATGAGTGATTGTTCCTGCCCCCGCTGTGCTGGTGTACTTCGTAGCATAAAGCGCCGCCACGGCATTAGTGTAGACATATAGGTCTGCTGTGGCCCCCGTTAACTGGCAGTGGTACAGGTAATTGGTTGCTGCGTAAATGTAGGCTCCATAACGTGATCCGAGAATCCCGCCAGCCTCGAATTGGCAGTGAAAGGTTGGAGTCGTAGATGCTGCGAATAAGCCTGTCACGTAGACACCCGACCCGCTCGTCAATTCTGCCCATCCGTAACAGAAATACAATGTGCCCGCTAGGGACAGGATACCGATAGCATGGCAGTTTGATCCACTGGCGTGTGTGTAAGCAAAGCACTGGTAAACCTCTCCCCCTATGGCGTAGATCGCAGCCCCCTGCTGGCTCCCTGATGCTGCCGATACTGTCCAGTCCACGATCACATTCCGCGCTACGTTCCCTGTGTTGAGTACCAGCGCCGACATGGTCCCCAATTCAGCAGTTAGACTGGCCACAATCTTGATACTCTGGATGACCCCAGTCCCTGACGACAGTTGGATGACGCTATTTCCAACGCCAGGGGCAGAGAGAATACAAGCCTCGGCAGGCCCGCCCACGCCTGCGATGGAGACACCAGCCGCAACAGTATGCCGGTCAGACAGAGTCCATGTCCCAGGAGGAACCAGGATCACGTCTCCCGATGTATCAGCAGCAGTGAAGGCATCGTCAGGATCAGCGTATACGGTCACCACGCCACTACGCAGCCGTGCAACGCCAGTGAGATTCAGGTATTGCGTATGGTCATTGTCCAGCAGGCCATCCAGCGCCAGACCATGATCCAACTTGCCACAGGATGCTGCCGCCTGGTGAGCATGCTCAGGAGTCTCAGCCGCAGTGCCACCGGACCCCTTTTCTTTCAAGTATTGGGTATGATCATCGTCTCCCAGGCCGGTCAGTATCCCGTGGTCTACGACACCGCCATCCCCAGGATCGCCCTCGTGGTCATGATCCGGCAGGTCTGTAGAGAATTCAAGCCCCTCTTCAGCCGCATTGACCCTGACCCCTTTCAGTCCCTCATCCACATAGGAATCGGGAGTGTCGAGCAAATCGAGGAAGGTGGAAGCACCGGCAGTACCGCTGATCCAGGCAGTGCCATCCCAAAAGTACTCAGCCGACAAGTCTGTGTCGAGGAAGTGTGCCCCTGCTGCATCCTCTGGCAGAACCAGCGCCACCCGCTCGGCAGTCGTCCCGATGTAGTATGACCTCGGATGGATCGTGATCATACCCCACCGCCTAGTCGTAGATGCCGGTCACGTAGATGGTGCCACCGCTGATGGTAACATCGATGTAGATGTCAGTCGCAAAGGTGATGGGATGGGGGAAATTCAGCGCCCCCGTCTCGTTGACCGCCCCGAATACGTAGGTGATCTTGATCGTCCCACCTGCCCCGCCATCTTTGACATCGACAGTGTCGCCAGCGGTCATGCCCTTGCCCGCGATCACCAGGCCATAGAGAACCCCTGCCGATGCTTTGACCTGGCCATCGCCGGTCAACCGCACCGCCGTGTGACCACTGGCCTTAGCGACCCTGATCAGTGTGTTACCATCAGCATCGCACAAGTCAGCGTAGTTGGTACCAGACCAGTCCTTTGCAGTATTTTGCCAACCCATCGAAATGCCTCCTTCTAACGATTCACTGTGATATGGCCACTAAGGCCCAAATCCAAAGCGGAGTCTACCGCCACGATAGCCGTCTCCAGCGCCGCAAGACGCCGGAAGATCAGCCCGAACGTAAGTCCAATGTCTGGATCATCCCCTGCAACGATAGCCAGTTGTAATGCTGTAAATCGCCCAAAGATCAGCCCCAGGGTAAGATCATCGTCGAGATTTTCACTTGCCGCTATGATTGCCCGCCCCTGGCCCTCGCTCCGCCTTACCAGTTGAGTCTCGGCCAGGTCAAATTCATTCGCCAGTGCAGCCACAGCGTCAAGCATAGGTTGGGCATTCATGATAGTGACCTGTGGCCAGCGCAGATCTCTAATGTCATATTGCAGACTGGAGTCCCGAATTGTGGACTGGACACCGTAGATCGCAACAGCCGCCAGGGGCATTTCATTGAGACCGCAACCTGGGCAGGATGCTAATGTCAGGTTTTCAGGGGGAGTGACCACTTCCCCTGGGTATGCCTTTGCCACGCCATCCTGGTCAAGTACCACTAGGCAGTATCGTGCAAAGTATCCCACGGGTTTGTATGGCAGCAAATCCAATTCCTGCATTGCTACCCACACCCATCCACCTCGCCAGATGATGCCTGGTTGAACGTTGATCTCCAGCCCAATCCCCGTAGCCCCGACCCGAAAAGGCATCCACTGCCGCAACTGGACGAATACCGGATCATCGCCCCCGTCTGGATCAGCCCATTGGTGAGTCGAAGCATGGGCCACGACTTCAGGGATAGGGGTTGCATCCGTACCCGCGTAGACCTCTCTCTGGCAGAGAACCTGGAACAGTGCCGGTTGTTCAGGCCGGTAGCCAACAGTGATCGCCAGGCCATCGCGCAGCGAGACCTTTTGATTCCAGGCCATCGTGACCCCATCTTCGCCTTCAGCGCCAAGTCGAACCCAAACAAAGCCAGGTTTGTCGGAGACCTTCACAATGTCATTGCCCAGGCCCAACAGTGCAGGGAACCGTGGTTGTACTTGCTCATACGCCTGCAAAGTCTGACGTAGGAGCCCTTGAAGCCTGGCGAGTCCTGGTGGAAACCCATTCATAGGTCACCTCTATGGCAAGTGGCAAACGAACACAGACGCCCCGACATTGTCGCATCCTGCCGCCCACGGATCAGCCGCCGTGACTGTCCCTGACCCGTACCAGATAGGGATGACAGATAATAAGTTACCTGTCTTATCGTGCGCCGACCCATCCCACCAGTAGATGGCTTGTTTGTTTGGATTGACCGCATGCGGTTTGTCTTTCCGTAGGATGATCAGCCCATCGCCCCCTTCCATTGCAACAGCCCCGATGTATCCGATTCGCCCAGGTTGCGACCCGCCGCCGAAAAGATCATCGCTGTTAATACCAATGTCTGCCCCATCACGTAAGACGTGGTTGGTATTATCCCCCAGGTCACGTGCTGGACACCAGTACACGCCATCGTTCCCCGCCGTGAGATTCACGTAAGATGCCTCTCTGTGCACGTGGTCCTCGATCAACCCAAGTGGCCCCCACAGTGCCCCGTCAGCATCGATGCCATTTGCCGCATCCTCAGTGGAAACGTAAACCTCGCTACCAAACAGCGCCACATGGTGTACCCCATTTCTGTGTACATCCTCATAGCCAGGGAGCAGCCCCCCTGGTGACCAGGTTATTGTCCTATAGGCTGATGGGGATGGGCAGTCCAGAATTGGTGTCGGGCATTGGGGAATGCGCAGGAAACAGAAACTGGTGCCTGAAATCTCGAAGTACCAACCACAAGGAAATGGTATCCCCCCATATACCCCGAATTGCTTTGTACCCACTTTGAAGTGCTGTCCAATGTAGAAAGTTCCAGCACAGTATCCAATCCCCGCATGACAATATCGCTGAGAGTATGGTGGTTGTGGGCATTGTTGTGAATAACACAGGCCACATGCACCGCCCCCGCCGGTCACCTCACCTCCGCCGTAAGCCGTGATCCGGTAGAACGTTGACCCGACCCGGGCCCCAGTTTCGGTATACCCCACGCTCGGCAGGATCGCCGCCCCCGTGCTGGCCTCACCTGGCCCCGACGATACCAGACTGCGCAACTGACCCCAGAAATCGTCATAGTGATACGTCCCACAGTCACCGGCAGGTACACGCGCAGCGTAGGCATCGGCCTGGCTATAGACCAGCCGCCAGATGGGAGAAACGTCGAAAATGTTGTCACAACGCCAGACCCCAACGTTGGCAGCCGTATCTGTCACGGTTTGTCCCGATGTACCCGTGACCGCCCAGGCCCCCTTGCCATCGTACATGTCCAGTCGCGCAGTCCATAGCACGCCGTAGATGCTACCCCGTACATTCCGCCAGGTAGGGGAGTCTGATTGGAAGTTCTCTGTCAGCACCAGGTTGATCCGGTCATGGGCCAAAACCACGTCTGGAGCAGGGACTGCTGGCGGTAGTGGGGGAGGGGGAGGGGGAGGGGGAGGGGGGGGAAGGGCAGGGGATGGAGGGGAAGCAGGTATGTCACCATCGCATGCTGTCTCCTGCACAGTGTAGCCTTCGAAGTCCACGTCGACCAGCAACACGCCACCATCCTCGCCACCCTGGAGTGAATAGGAGACCCGCCTGGGGATGAGTTTGAAATCGGTCAGCGTCACGCCCCTGGGATTGTCCCCTGCTGCAATGCTGATAGTCGCATATTGCCAGGGGCAGATGTCCAGCACCCGCAAATTCATGCCGAACCGTACCAGCATCGAGGGATAGGGATTGTTGGCATGCCCCATGATCAGGCCCGCCAGGAGATTGGCCTGGGCCTGGGATGTCAGTGCCAGGCGGTCTTCTGCCTGTACTCCGCCGTACTGCTTCATCACGTGTCCAGGGGCAAGCGAGAAATAGGGTGTGCCTTTCTGGGTCACGTTTGACCAGGCCACGCCCGCCAGGTCAATCCGCCCCACTGCTGCCAGCACCTGCCGCTCGATCTGGACATTATCGCGCCAATAGTCAGGTTGGATACTCAAGATGGTAATGCCCGACCTGCTGCCCACAGGGACGAACTGACTGTCGGTCTGGATATATAGCCGCCCAAGATGATCGCAACGGGCAGCCGCCTTAATCGTCCGGTCAGCGATCTCCTGCAACTGCTGCCAGAGAGTGGCCAGGCCGGAATTGATCATCCCGATGGGAACGTTTGTCCCAGGGGGAAAGATATCCATCATCCGCGTACAGGTAGACCGCCAGTGGAGGAAGTGCCAAAGTGCATCCTCCACCTTCATGTTTTGCATCTCCAGCCAGGTAGCAGGAGTGGCAGGCCCGACGTCCTTGACCCCTGATGGGAACCCCGTAACTTTGCTGATCAGGGACTGTGGTCCTTCGGCCAGAAATTCGACAGTTCCGTGCGCAGGATCGTAGATGATGGATTCCCCCACAATCCAGCCGATGGCCAGGATGTTTTCGCGCTCTTTGACAATACCGACCGACCCCTCCGCCGGCCCGTAGGCATCCTCGGCGAACAGGATTACCAGCGCCCGATTTCGGATCTCCGCCAGCGTAGCATTGGCATGGGCAGTAACACGGAAACTCCAGCCGCCACGTCCGCTGTCCCCCTCACAGGAACCCATCTCGACCGCCCATAGGGGGGGATGGGCATCGTCGTAGATGTATACATAGCGGTAGCCCGTGAAAGTCTTAGTATTGGCAGCCATCACCGTGCAGGAGACCCGATACCAACCAGCCGCATTGTAAGTGATGGTGGGAGTCGCCGTGGTCATCCCCGATGTCGCCGATGCCCCAGGAGCAGCCCACGACCATCCCGTGATTGTGGACCCCCTTACCCAGGAGTCTGTCCCATCGAAGCCGGTCACCTGCACTGTAGCCCCCGTCAATTTCTTGACCACGTGTGGCCCCAAGACAGGGACTGGATCGCAGGTCAAGTGCTGTGTACCATAGGCCACGTCCCAATCCATGTACACCACGAATGGATCGCGCCCAACAATCCGCAAGTGCTTGGCCCAAATCCCAAAGTCCTCGATCACGGTCAGCCATTGGCCGACCGCCCAGACCACGTCGGAACATTCCGAAACGTAGAGAATTGAGGAAGTGGCAGCCTTCCGTATCCGTACAATCCCGATGTCGTAGCCCCCTGCGCCCCCACCCGCCGACCCGACCAGTAGAGTCATATCGGGCAAGATACTTCCCCAAGCAGGCCCGTCAGAGTAAGAGATCTGCACCACCCGATCATTGGATGAGGGGAGTGGAGCAGCAACCCTGCCGGAGAAAATCACCTTGACTGGTTGGATGGCCAGGCCCACCCGCGAGACCTGCCCATCGGTCACCAGTTTCGTCAACTCGCCCCCATCTAGCGCCCGCAAAGCCCATCCCGCCATCAGGTGACCTCCACCATATCACGGAACGTGACCACGAAGTCCAGCACCCGACCTGCCGTGACCTCCTCCTCTTCAGGCCAGATCATGACCGCCTCGAACACCGTATACTCCTCAGTGTCATCCCGCTGTTTGGTTTGGATATAGACCCTGGCTGATGCATTGGGGCAGAATTCCTTCAACTGGTCACGTTGTGCTAAAGACAGGAAACCCCATCGCCAGGTAGCAGATGGACGCCCGAACCCGCGAACAGTAAGATCGCCCAGGTCAACCTCGACCTGGTAACGCTTATAGGTTGACTTGGGAGCGAATACTGGGACCGTCAACTCCTCCACGTTGACCATGCCCACTTCCGTCTCGCCGATCTCAAACTCGTACACCGCCATTACTGCACCGCCCCACGCAAGACCTGCGTGAATTGATCCTGTGCCTCCTCAGCCGCCACGCGCCGGAACCATTGCCGCTCGGCCTCGGAAAACCCCCCGTGAAACTCATACTGCTGCACCAGATGAAGAACGGCCGTTTTTTGTACAGGCCGACCGGCAGCCCCATCCACTAATCGCGCCTGAGTCAATGGCCCTAAACCGCGCTCGAGTGCACGTGCTGTGTTAGCAGCCAACACGAACTCCCCTCGATGCATCCGATAGGCATCGGTGTCGTAGATGTAGCCACCTGCCTGCCGCCTACGAGGGGTAGGGACAACTGTAGTCGATGGAGTGGGCAGATTCCGCACATAGTCCAGCCACAGTTGGCGTTTGCTGGCCAGCCACGTCTCTGCATCCTTCAGCATGGCCTGGTGGTACAGCGCCTGGCGTAACTGGCTTTGAGTATAGTACTTCAACTCGGCATTGATTTTGTCGAAGTACTCTTTATCGAGTCTGTCCATATTGGCCTGATGTTCAGCCGTAAGTTTCTCGACCTGCTCGGTATGCTGTGCAATCCGCTCAGCCTTTTGGGCCTCGTACTGCGCCCGCATATCATCCATCTCGGCCTGATGTTGTCTGGCCCGTTCGACTTGGGATTCTGCGAAGTCTGCATCGGCCTGGGATTGCCGACGAGCGAAATCTTCTTCTGTACGAGTCCGTTGGAGATTGTAGGATTCCTGCTCGCGTAGCATGCCCATCGCATCACGATCACGCGCCAGGTCATCCATGCGCAGAAGGTGATCCTCTTCCATGCGCCGCATCTGGATTAAATGATCCTGCAACTCCTTTTCACGCTGACGCCGGTATTGCGCCTCGGCCTGGGTCTGCTCCTGATTGAACTGTGCCTCGGCTTTTGCCCACCGTTCAGCGAATTCTCGCCCCATCTTGTCTAGTTCAGCATTGAGGGAGTCCAGTGCAGACGTCACTGCATCGTTAAAGCGGTCAGTTTCCTCGGTCTGTTTGCGCAGCAACTCAATGTACAGATCAACTGCCTTAGACTGCTCGTCTGTAAGCGGAGTGACCTGGGTGAGTGCATCAGGCAGTTTATACAGGGAAGCCGCCAGGTCATTGGTGGACGCCGTAGCCGCATCAGCCGCAGTCGCCTCGGCATCCATCGCCACCAGTGCCTGCTCCAGCGCCCCTTCCGTGGTTTGCAGTTCGGCCAATTTGTCTGAAACTGCCGTAGCCGACAGGAGCCTCATCCGCCCACCCATGATCTCGATCATCTTCTGGTAGTCGGACGGCTCTGTGAGAGTTTGTCCGAACAGTAACTCCAATTGCCGACCGTAGAAATCGACAGTGCTTGTGGTTTGGGAAGCATAGCGGGAGACAACCTCGACGTCCTGGCGTATCTGCGCCAGCGCCGCCTCCATCTCCGCCCTGGCCTGTTGCGACAGTTCAGCCGCCCGCGCCTCGCCCGCAGCCTGGCCCTCAGCCGTAGTGAACCATCCAGCCAGGCCCTGGCCGGTCAAGCCCCGCGATAGCAACTCGCCGACCCCTGCAGCCAACAATGCACGTCCCAGGAAACCGGCAGCCGCACTAGCGAATGTAGCCGCCCCCGTCTTTTCGATAGCCGTCTCTTCGACGGCCCCCGCCTTTTCGATGCTCGTTTCTTCGACGGCTCCCGCCTTTTCGATACCAGCCGCCTGTTCAGCAGCGCCGGTCACGATAGCCGCAAACCGCTCGCCCGCCGAGACCACCTGGCCCTGGAATTGTGTCCCTGCCGCCCCCTGCGCCGCCATTGTCCTCTGCAAAGCGGTCCCCATCGTCTGGACAGACGTGACCAGCCGCATGGTCGAAATGACTGTGCGCAGGATAGTCGCCGCGATCGTTCCGCCTGCCGCCACCGCCACCAGCGTCCCGATCTCAGGATGTGCAGAGACCAGGTCAGTGATCTCGCGCATGTATGCTGCGCCCTTTTCAATGTAGGGCAAGGCAAAGTCCAGCGCCGATTCCCCGATCTTCAGCCAGAAGCCCTTCCAACGCATCTCAGCCTGCTGGACGCGATAGACGTCCGACTGCTCCCAATCCGACAACTGCTTGTTCCATAAGTCCATCGCGCCCATCATCGAGACCGAGACCCCCTCCGTCTCCAGCCGCAGTTGGGCATAAGCCTCGACCTCGTCGTCTATGACGCCCGCCAGCAGTTTGGATTCCGCCCGCACGATGTTGATACCCTTTTTCCTGGCCTCGATCTGTTGGTTAACCAGCGCAGTAACAGCAGGCATGGCGTTAGCCGTGAACATAGTCGCCAACAGTTCTTCCCTCTGTTGCTCGGTAGAATTCTCGGCAGCCGCAGCCAGCATGTCAATCACGTTAGCCAGGCCGATAAATGTACCCTCGGCAGTGTAGAATGGCTGATCCGTACCGAAAGCCGCCTCGAGTGCCTTCTTTGTCTTGTCCGTTGGCTCAATGAGGGATAGCAGCATCTGGCGGTATGCCCGACCCGCCTGGGAGCCCCGAATATTCTCGTTAGCCATGATGCCCAACATGGCAGCCGTGTCCTCGATGGATTCCCCCATCGTATGGGCCTGGGGACCAACGAACTTGAAAGCCTCGGCCACATCCCCCACAGTCGCCAGGGTATCATCTGAGACCTTCATGAAGATAGAAGTAACTCGACTGGTGTCGTCGAGGGTAAGGGCATATTGCCGGAGTGCAGCCGCAGTCCCATCGGTCACGGATGTCGCCTGGGTTTGAGTAAGCGCCGCCAATTGCTGGATGGGGATGGTCTGTGTCAGAATGCGGTTTAGATCGCTTTCCTGCTCGACCTGTTGGCCGGTAGCCTGCGCCCATTTCGTGATTGCCTCTGCCGTCTCCTGCGGAGTGATCAGCCCCAACTCCGCCGACATAGCGATCACCTCATCCCGCATTTGATGGGTCATCTCCTGGCTGAGCAGCAGGGAACGTGAAGCGATGTCGGTTTGCCTGGCCAAGTCCAGGTAGGATTTAGCAGCCATCGTCAGGGAGCCCGCCAGCGCAGCCGACGTGTACTGGATCGTCCTGGTCACATTTGAGATATCGCCCATGACCATGAAAAGGCCATGCGATTCCATTCTCGCCCGTGACAATTCACGCCCATATCGCCCCAAGACACCGAAAGCCCCCTTCGACGTAGCCGCATACTGCCCTGTACGCCGGTTAAGTTCGCTCTGCTCTTTGGAAATCCTCTGGAGAGTCCCGACGATAGTCTGGAGGGGAACACCCGCCTCGATAGCCTTCTGGATATAGTTGTCCCATTGGATACCCAATTGAGCAGCCATTTGCTTGGCCTGGCCTTCCAACGCCAGCGCCCGCTCTTTTTCTTTCGATAGCCGTTCTTGATCCTTGATTTGGGCCTTTGCACCGGCAGTGGTACGCCGCTCGGCCTCAATCATCACAGCAGCCGCAGCCTTCGCCTGCTGCACCTCGGCCTCGCGTAAAGCCTTCGCTTTGAGGGTAGCACGCTCGGCAGCCTCGGCCTTTTGGGCCTGCCGTGTTTTGGCCTGCGCCACCGTCTCCGCCGTCAGCCGTTTCTCCTCCTCGATCTGGGCCTGGGTAGTGGCCCTGGCCTGAGCGATGGTCTGCTCGGCCAGCGCCCGCGCAGCCTGCGCTCGCTCGGCAGCCTCGGCCTTCGATGCCGCCACCAGGCCCTGCCCCTCTGCGCCGGTCACGAATTTGCGCGCCTCGGCCTGGATGCGCTCGGTTTCACGTTGTGCCTCCAGTGTCACCATCTGGCCGACTTGGTCAGCCGCCTGTAGCAATTGCTGTTCGGAAACCGCAACTTGGTTGTAAGTATTCGCCACCTGATCGGCCAATACTGCCTGCTGGCCAGGATCAGTGGGGGGAGCCTGGGCCAGCATACGTTCGTAGACCTCGACATCCTGAAGCAGTTGGGCATGTTGCAACGCCGCCAATTGCGCCTGCTTTTGGACAATGGCATTGGCAATCCTGTCCATCTCAGTGGCATCCTGTCGGGCAACTTCCTCGATGCCGGTCTTCAGCGCCTGATACCACCGATCTCCCTCGCGCTCGAGTGCACCATAACGCTCCCTGGCCTCGCCACCGCCCTTCTGCCATATACTCTCGCCGGCTCCAACCTTGAACCCGACAGGTAGCATCCCCTGGGCAAGTTTGGCCTGGACTTCTGCCGTCTCCCCTAGAACCCGCCTGACCTCGTTGGCAGCCTCTTCGAAGCCCAGACGATACCGCTCGCCCGCCTCCGACCCCCGAACTGAAGCCCGTTCGAACTCGGCCTCGAGTGCACGGATCTCCTGCTTCAGCATCATAGTCTGTGAAGCCACCTGCTCGGCAGGGAATGCAGCCGCGATCTCCGCGAACGCTTTGACTAGCCGGTCAGCCGCCACCTCGCCCTGACTGGCCAGGGAAGCAAAAACAGGTTGCTGGCCAATGGATGCCAACCAGACCTCGATCTCCTGTACCATCTCAGGGATGATAGACCGACCGACCAGCCGTTGACGTACCCATTCCCAAATCCCGACGATTCCCCGACCAGTCCGCTCGGCTGCCGCTCGCGCCTCTTCGCCCTCCATCGCCTGCAGGATACCAGCATGGAGTTTTTGCGCCTCGACGGTCAGCCTGGCCATGACCTCGGTGACCCCTGCTGCCGCCACCTCGAGTGGGATACCCGCCCGCGTTTCTGTCCGGATCTCGCGCCTGCCCACGGCCTCGATCTGTGCCAGTGCATACCGTTCGGTCTTACCCAGGCCACTGGCAGCCAGGGAAGCCTCGTCCATGACCCTGACCAGTCCACCAATAGCCGCCTGCTGATCTTTCAGGATCGCCGTGGTCTGGCCCGCCACCTGCTCCAGCGCACGCTCGGCAGTGATGAAGTCAACCATCGTACCCTGCGCCTCTTTGGGTAACTCAACCTCGCCGCCCTTGATCATCCCGCCGAAAGCACGTTTTAACTGAGTCTGTAGCCGTTTGCGCTCTTCGAAGATTGCCTGCATCTCCTGAAGCGCCTGGCCTGCCGCACTTTGCCCCGCAGCCCGCAGATCTGCGGAGATTTGCTCCACTGACCCCGTAGACCATTCACGCCAGAATGCGAACTCCTCACGCAAAGGTTGCTGGAGCAGGGTACGCCGTAGAGCCATCTGCTGCTTCAAATCCTCCGCATCGCCGGTCATGGCCTGGGTACGAACAGTGTCGTATTCCTGCGTCAGCGCCATGTATTTCTGTTCCAATTCGGAGAAGCCTTGCTCCCAGGCTTTCTCCTCCTCTGTAATTGCCCCGTAGATACTGGTCAGGGTAGGTGGGCGTTTGGCAAGTTGGGCCTGCATCTGCTCCTGCATCTGGGCGATGGCCTCGGCGAGGGGAGCAGCCCTCTCCCGTGCAGCAGCAGCCGCAGCGTCCATCCGCTGACTGACCTGCTTTTCCAGGGGAGCCAATTCTGCATCGATACCCGCGATGGCTTTACGAATTTTGTCTCGATGGTATGGCTCCTCTAGCCCTTTGAACATTTCAGACAGTGTGGCCAGTGGCCCGCCACCCAGGGGTTGCACCTTTACCCGACCCAACTCAGCGAAAGCCTGGTTTAACTGCGTGATCCTGGCCTGCAATTCCTGCATGCGCAGGGATAGATCGAGAGTCCGTTTATCCTGGGCCGAAAGCGCCTGTTCCAGTTCAGGCATACCCTCAAGCAGGTCAGGGGCAAAGTGGGCAGCCTGCCCCACGTGCACCAAGCCCGTGATCTTGCTTTGCAAGTCGACGAGTTTCTCTTCCAGGTAGACCCACTGCCGCCCCAGGCCAGTGGCGATGGCCCGCCCCAGTGCACCAGCATCCTCACGCATCTCGTGCACCAGGTCATGCGCCCGTAGCAGGCCCTGGACATCTACCGTACCCTGGATGAGGATACGTTGGCCCGCCTCCTCTTTGAGCAGCCGGAGTGCAGCCTCGGCCTGGTCAAGCCCCGTGATCTGCACCATGCCCTGGATGGCCACCTGCTGGCCTTTGGCAGCCAGCAGTTTCTCCAGGCCGGAGATATCGAACTGAATGGCGCCTGCGCCCGCGATCTGCGCCTCGATAACCTGGCGGAGTCTCTTGGCCTCGGCCTCGGCCTCTCGCCCGTCTATGGTAATTTTGATCTCGTATCTGTCGGCCACCGGCACCGCCTACTGTCCTGTTGACAAGTCAACGCCATTACCTGCATCCTGGAAGATGGCCACGCAAGCCTCGATCTGTTCAGGAGTCAGAAAAGCCGCCATTTGCCCCATCAACTGCTCGAGTTTGTCAATGATGATCATCAGCGCATGCCCAGGTAGACCAGCAGGGGCATTGCAAGCATACCCCTGGCAGTTGGCAATCAAAGCCAATTCCCGCTCGGTGAAGATAACCCCAGGAGTCCACAGTTTGTCGAAAGCCTCGCCCATCATATCACCGCCCGCAGGATCACGGTAAAGACCCGCTCGGCCTCCTGCTCGATGTCCACGTCCCCCGCTGTGCGGCTCCAGAGTTTGATGAAGCCGGCACCGACGATACTGGCAGGGGCCACCTGGACCCCATCGACCTGGAGCGTGATCCCGACCCGATCACCCGCTGTGTCGTAGGGGGGAACGAATGTCCCCGTGAGGGTGGGGGAGACCTTGAAGCCCAAGACCGCATCAGTCCATTCGGCAGGCATCACGAACCAGATGCCTGTCACCTTCCGCACGTCCAGGATGTTCGACAGACTTGCCTCCTCGGCGATGGTCATTGTTTGCGTCTCGTACCAGACCATGATACCACCTCTCAACCCGCCCGCAGGATCACGGTGAATGTCCGTGCAGCCGCCTGGTTGACGTTTGCGCCTGCACCATCATGGCTCCAGAGTTTGACGAAGCCGGCTCCAACTACTCCAGCAGGGACAGGTTGCTGGCCACCGGTCACCAGCGTCTCCCCGATCAATGCCCCCGCAGCATCCGAGAGTGGAGCGAATGTCCCACCGGCAGTGGGGCAGACCTTGAAACCCAACACTGCTGCAGTCCATGCAGCCGGAGTGACCAGCCAAATCTCGGTCACCTGCCGAGTGTCGAAAGCGCCCGATAATGCCGTATCTTTGGCGATGGTGACTGTCAGCGTATCATATCCGCTCATCCTGCTACCTCCTGGAGGGGAGCAGACCAGTGGGCAAGATTGCCCTGCACCTCCATCTCGCCATAGCAGTCCATACCCCAACCCTCAGTCTTGACCGCACCTGACTCGATTTGCCGCAGGATGTCGGCCAATATCTCGACGGCAGCCGCCTGGCCACGTATCTTCAAGGTGATGGTCACCGTGAATAGTTCTTCACCATCTGTGCCCACTGTAGCCTCCTATAACCTCTCTAACCTCTGGTGCAGGATTCTGACCACCTGCTCGTCCAATTGTGTAAGTGCCCCCGCCGAAAGCCCCACGAACGGACGAGGGGGAACGGGAGCCCCCTGGGTGGGTATCCTCAGATTTGCCCACCCAGGCCCTGTGACCTTTGCCCAGGATACCTGGCGCACGAACCCGCCCGCATGCAGGGTTGCGATTCGGTCTGGAGTCCTCGGATCATCCTCTGCGCTCAGGGTAATGAAAGTCGCCCCCATCTCCCGCTCAATCTCGGTGATGTTCCTGGGATGTCTAGGATCGGTGAAGGACAACTTCAAATCCTGAGTCCGAACCAGAATGGGATGGGCAGCACCCACCCGAAATGGTATGCCACGTTCGTCGATGCCCTTTTTCCTCTGTTTCTGTGTCCGCTCGGCCAGGGGTACCCAGGGAACACCCTCGGGTGACCGTTCGCGCTCGAAGTTCTGCGCGATTCCCCGCCGACCGGTATCCGCCACGATCTCAGCCTCCCGCTTGCCCAATTCACCCAGGGAGCCCAGGCCCTCCCAAAGTGCATCCCAATCGGCCTGGGAACTCTCCGAAAGCCCAAAGGAAAATGGTATGCCCATCACCAAACCCCTGCAAGTTTCAGAACAGCCGCAATGACGGCCAACGCCTCGCCGATCTTGAACACCTTCTGAGTGATGTCCCATAGCCGGCTCCAGAGTGCAGCCTGGCCCGCTTTCATTTCCGCCTCCACGTGATTGGCCTTTGCCAGTGCCCGTTGTTCCCCCTTTTCCAATTCCTGCTGGAGCCTGGCACGTTCGGCCTGATACCATTGCTCGCGTACCTGGTTGATGGCCTCCAGTTCGGCCAACTTTGCCACGTGTGCCCCAACAACGCCCCGCAAGTCGTCCAGGTCTTTCGAGTGGGAGTCTGACCGATCTTCAACGTGTCGCACCCGACCATTGATCTGCCCGACCTGCAATGCCAGTGCATTGATTGCCGCTTGCAGATTCGCAAAGCCCGTCTCAATGCTGGTACGGATTTGCTCGACGCAAGTCCGCAAACTGTCCAGGCCCATTTCCCATGTATCCACCATAATGTTCTCTCCTGCAGCAAAACGGCGAGAAAGGAAAGCCCCCTCTCGCCGCCACAATCAAGTGCCCCGTAGGGGCATCGGCCAAAGCCTGCCTTCCTACGTAGCCGCTATGGTGTGCCAGTCCGTGGTGTATACCGCCAGGTAATACTTCGAGTCCCCGCTGTTGTAGTAAGTGACGTGATCACCCAGGCCGACTGACCGCCCTGACGCCGCCAACCATGCAGCCGTTAGAGCAGCAGAATCCGGATTCGCCAGCGTCCCCAGGTAGATGGGACCGTGATATTCTGGATGAGCCAACAACACGCCAGGCCGAATTTCTGGAACCATATCCACCGGCATCGCGTACCCCCTATGATTTGTCCAGGCCCATGTCCCGCCTGATCATCCGATTCAACCATTCGAGAATAGCCAAATCGTGCAGGAACCAGTCAGGCCAGTCCACCAGTCCGCCCCCGAACAGGGGCAATTGCCAATCGAACCGTTTGCCGAGTTTCCACAAGGAAAAAGATAACTCAGGTTTGACTAATTCCCAACCAGCGTCCTCCTCCAGCATCCCTGGATCACTGGAACGTTCCAGTTGGCGATTGTAGTCGATCAGCCAGACCCGCACCTGCTGCTGGTGACCATCTAGGCTTTTTTTTGGGCCCCTTCATCCTCGGCAGGCCCGGGCCCCGCCAGCCAGTGGGGATTCAAATCGTAGACGGCAGTCTCCCATGCGCCGACCAGCCGCTCGTCCAGTGCAATGAAGTCGTCGATGCTGAGAGTCCCCACGTTCAGCCCACTGGCCTCGATTGTCGCCGAGATAAGGTCAGGGTAGACCACCTGGGCCAGAATCGCGACTGCCGACATCGTCACTGGATCGGTTGGCCTCTCCTCCGTCTTTTGTCCCGCAACTTCCGTGCTTTCCTCCGCCTGTGGCTCCCCTTCTTCCTGGTCACCTGCACCTCCGGCAGTAGAAACAGGGACAAGACCTGTCTGCGCCTGGCGGTATCTTTCTACGAAAACCATACCTGTACCGCGCAGGAGAGTCCTCTTCATGGCCACCAGCGCAGTCGCCTCAGTGATGACCAGGCGATAGGTCTTGTCCCCGTCTTGGTATTCGACTATCTTCGTCAGCATTGCGCCTACTGGATATCCGCGATCTCGTAGAAGGCAATGACGATATCCCCGTCTGCTGGCGCAACGGTGAAGGTGATGCTGTCCACGGTGATGGTGACTGTTGCGGTCACGTCGGTCACCACGCCAGTCGCAGCCACCCAGTGGTACACCTTCACACGATCAGCAGCCGCAGCCTTGAAGCCAGTGGAGAAAAGAAACGCTGTCTCAGCGCCCTCGCCTTCCCAATAGGCCAGATGCGGACGGTACCGCGAGATACCACGGATGATCTGCGCCTCGAGACATCCATCGTTGGCCAGCGTGAAAGGCAGGCCCCAGGGGTATTTGTTAAATACCCTGGGTTGCAGCGTATATGTGTTCTCGTCTGCCCCGCCCTCCTCGAAGGGCCCCCATTTGGGGAAGATCAGCGCCTTCGTGAGCAGCACCCAAAGCCAGTTACGCTGTCCCTTGTTGGTCGATACCTCGTCAGCATCCACGCTCTGGCGATAGCCCAGGATAGCAATGTCTGGCTCCATGCCCTGCTGGTCAGTGCCCATGACGCCCGCCTGCATTTCCTCCAGCGCCCTGACTTTCGTGTTAGTCAGAAGGGCATCGAGCGTCAGGTCTGTGCGCCCTGTGCGAATCTCGCCGGTCACTGCCTCCGTTGGGGGGAGTAGGTCAACTGCTCCGACCCGATCATCGCCGGTATGGGAGATAATGGTTGGATCTGGGACCGTGAGAGTCAGTGCCTTTGCCAGTGCCACGCGAAACCCATCGTATCCATCCTCCCCAGGGGTAGGGACCACGCCGAATCCATCGGAATTCAGCGCATATACTCGCAGGTTGCGAAAACCTGCACCCGAAACCTTAGTTGTTGCTACCATAGGAAAGCCTCCTTACATGTATTCGTCGTGTTCTGCCGTGAGCAGCCCCCCGAAGTCCAGCCGCTCTGCATCCACGTCAAACTCTTCGAGAATCCAATGACCACTGCGCCCGATGTGGCGAATGTGGTTGACCATCGCCCCGCGAACCAGTAACACGCATTGCCCGACCAGTGCAGTGATCACCGCCTCGCGCATAACCCTGATGTTCGAATATCCCTTACCCCTGTCGTAGATCAAGACAGAGACGTAAGCAGTTCGTGTTCTCTCGCGCTCGCCCTCCCCTTTTTCCCAAACTACGATGGCCAGCACCTGGCCCGCGTTATCCTCATCCTCCCGCCGTGTAGCCTGCGCCGCCTGCAGTGCCTGCGCGCTCAGTTGGCCGGTTTCCAGGATACCATCCGCGCCCCCGACCACCAGATCACAGACCTCGTCGGAATCCTTCAGTACCGCAAGCGCCCAGGTAGCAAGGTCATTGTACTCTGTCTCTGCCACAGGCCAGTCCCCTAACCGAATTTGTCCAGACTAACGTCCTTTGCTGGCGTACCGGCACCCACCTGTTGCAGGCAGGCCCCGACCAACCGTAGCAGTTCTATGACTGCCTCCTCCGGCATGTTGATGGACAAGGTGGGCGATTCGCATGCCCCCTGGAGTTTTCCTCCTGCGTCCAGGGAGATAAAGACGACGATTCTCAGTTCGTTTGCCCTCTGGTCAGTCGCCGACGGCATCAGGAACCCCTGTCTCGATCTCGCGCAGGGTTACACTGGCCTGCGCGATCGCAGCCTCAGCCTCGACAGGCCCAATCTCTGTCGTAGCAGGAGGGGAAGCGATCTTTTTGCGTCTGCGCCGACGAGTGGCCGGCACCGCCTCGGCCTGGGCCGGCACCTGCTCGGCCATCTCCGCAACCATCTCGTAGTGGATGTCCCACCGGTCATCCAGCGCCGATGGGTGAATGGCCACGATCTGACCGATTTCTGCATCGCCGATCACAACTCGGGCCCCGACCGTGAAGGGCAACGTTCCCATGATCCTATTGGTCACGAACATGCCCTGGCCGAAGTGTGTCTCCGGAATCCCACAATCCAGCCGCACTTCGTCCCCTACTGAAATGACCACGTGTCTGTTTGCCATAGCGCCTCCCTACTGGAGCATAAAAAGTGTAGCCTGTGCCTCGTGAGGAAAGATGTCGATGCTAACCACCCGATACCGCACACCCCCTGTCCAGATTTCATCTCCCACCTGCAGGTTAGTCCCACAGGCAAAGGCCATCGTATAGTACTGGGGCGATACTGCCCCCTGTACCGACCCATCGTCACGTCCCTGGACTGCCCTGGTGGTTTGGGCGATTCGCACCTGGAGAGTGCCCACTGCCGTCTCGGTCCCATCGACCATACGCCAGACTGTGGCACCGACGAAATTGTCGCCTGCGATGGTGCCCATTGTAGCCGCCATCAGGCCAGCATTTAGGACACCTGGCATTAGAGTGCCTCCGCCGAAGTGATGAATGGAGCCATCAAAGCCTCGCGCTCTACTGTGTCCGCTTTGACCAGCCCCACGGGAGCCCCGCTGATTGTCTGTAGACGGCCCTGGAGGAATTGCAGCGCATCACGAGAACTGGAACGGTCAACCGATTCCTGGCCGAATGTGTACTTCAGGAAGCGGTCAGCGTCGGCCAGCAGCCAGGTAATTATCTCCAGCGCCGCAGCGTCGAGGGATGGGAAACGGTCAAGGGCATCCTGCAGTTCATCGTCGGAGAAAGCCACCCAGGAGTAACCCGCAACGATGGCAGCACCGGCAGTGGGAGCAGTGGCGAACGTAAGCACGCCCAGGCCAGGGACAATGGTATAATCCTCGTCCCTCTCTTGCACTACCCCACCGACCAGTACCACGTCGGAATCTTCCACGACAGGGGCAATCCGAATGCGAAACTGCACCGATTCCCCATCCCCTACTCCAACAGGATCATTGAGTAGGAGCCTGGGCCGGTCAGCGATCTTGAGTCTGAGCCTTTCCAGGTCTGTCAGCGCCATTGCACCACCTATCAGGTTGACAAGTCAGGCCAACAGTATCAGGATCAGTCGTTGATCAGCCTGACGTATAGGGTAGGGGTATACCATAGGCCACCGCTCGATTGCATCTTGAAGCGCATGCACTGCCCCATGATGGGGAAATCACGCGCCACCGCTGATGGCGCAATACCCTCCAGCCGGAACAGCATCGAGACTGAGGATAGCGTCAACTCAGTGGTTTGCCCTGCTGTGTCCACCGTGGTGGTTGATGTCACCGTGTCGCCCGTACCTGCCGACCCGACCGTCACGACCGTTGACGTGATCGTCTCTGTTTCACCCGCTGATGCATCGAGGGTGACCGTAGACGTGATGGTCTGAGTCGTCGTCCCTGACCGAACCACTGTAGCCGTGGATGTAGACGTATATGTGTCGAGGGGAGCCAACTCCAGCACTGCACCATCGAACCAGGCGGTGATTGCCCCGCAACTGTTGGCTTGATTCGAGAACTGCGGAGTAACAGACAACACGTGAGTGACAGTGGGTGATGTGGTGGAAGCCTGCAGTTGAAAGTGGCTATAGTAACCCGCGATCATCGGACTGGAGTACTCTGTGGCGGTCAGCGCCTCCGTACCATCGTAGACAGTCACCTGCGCAGACGCTTGCACGGTTTGGGCCTCGGCATCTTTGGGTTGATTGAATTTCAGCACTGTCCCGACCATCAGGCCCAATAGACAGGCAACCAGCATCGACAGGCCAACTTGAACGTACCTGTTTCTCAACATAGGAAACCTCCCTCGAAACTTTGCTATGCGCCGACCTGGATCACCCTGGGACCGAGTGCATCTTGAACCCGCTGACGGGCAGTGACCCGTCTCTGCGCGATTGCTTCCTCTGCGGTCATCTCGTGAGATTCCCCGCATTTGTCCCTTTGCCATTCCTCCAGGAAGCACCGCCCGCACGTACCGCAGACCGGCAGCGCCTCTAGCGCCGCTTTCTTGGGTTGCGGCTCCAGCAGGGATACCAGATTATGCTTGACGAGTAGGGCATCATTGGGATGCCCCTGCAGTTGGAATATCTGACCGAGTTTGACGTCCCCGATTTTCCCATCGTCATAACTGAAGTCACGTCCCGCCATGACGTAGGAGCCTGGCCCGACGTTAGCCATAGTGGTAGGGTTGCCCATCGTCCCCCCTAATCCACTGCATCTGACAGGAACAGGCCAGCGTCAGCAGCAATGACTTTTGGATCCATGTATTGGTAGCATTCTACCAAGTCGCCCTTATCAGAGACAGGATCGCGCCGCCTCTTGATGTAGCGCGGACCCCCAAAAGCGGTCTTCCAGACGAAGTTATATCCCGCGCTCGGCACGAACAGCCCAGGGTTAGGGGCGACGTATGCCAACCACGCATCGTCATCCCAGTTAGGAGCGTATGATACCGACCCCTCTGATGTGCCCTCTGGACTGGCAGTGTACATGGATAGGCCGACCGGTACACGCGCCAGGCCAAGCAGTTGGGCGATCAGGTTGGGAGTCACCATCGCCGGCTCCGTAGACGAAGCCCCATACTTGATCCTGTCGAGCAGGATGGGATGATCGGCCAACACGTCGAACGTCAGGTCACCCAACACCAGTGTATTGGCATTCAGCCCACCCAGTGCACGCCGGATCGTCCGCATGTCGCCCCGCAACTCCAACAGTGGGTTGCTGGTTGCATAGAGCGACCACTTGATGAAGTCCACCGTACCCTGCCGGTCAGTGCCCCAAACCCCTGTCTTCCAGAAGTTGTTGACCCACAGGCGCTCTTCCTTCATGAGCATTTTGTCGGTCACCCACCGCGTACCATCACGGTCTGCATCGAAAGGTTGATCCGTATTTGCCCTGCGCGCATCGCCGATAAAGTGGCCCACGCCATATTCCCTACAGAAATATGTGTGGGAAGTATCTACGCCGTAGCCGGAGATAGGCGCAGCCTCGCGCTCGCTCAACTCCTGCGCCTCGTCCCTGAACCACGCCGACTTCGTATACCACGGGATGATGTCCGACCGCTTGACCACCATCACTGTCGGGAACAACGCTCCCGCGATATACAGCGTATTGATGTATCCGACTGACATGTTCGTCATGAGCATGTTGACGTGTACATCACCTGAACCTGGCATGTCCATTGCCATGTTTGCATTCCTCCTGACTGTGAAGCCCTATGAAGCCCTATGGGGAGCCACGCACTCCACAACTGCTTCGATCAGCAAGTCCCCGGCACCGGCAGCCGACCAGACAGTCCCTGCTACATACTCCGTAGTATCAGTCCCTGGAGTCTTGCCGTCTGCCCGACCATTGGCCGATGGGCCGATCAGGTCACCCACCGACAGGGAACCAGCCGATTTGATCTTCGTAGGCCCGCTGACGACGATCTCCGCCCTGCGTCCTGAAACCACGGCCTCCTGAAGGACGCCCGCCGGAACGTCAGTGGCAGCCGCTATGTGTACCAGTTTGCCCGCATTGAACTTCACGAAGTGCCACTGGTAAAGCAGCAGGTCTTCACCTGCCTCGAAAGAACGACGAATTTCTGCACCCTGAGAAATGGCAGCCATCATACACCCCCTAGCCGACCATCTCGCATTCCTGGTTGTAGAGTTGATACAACTCAGGATGCGCATGGAACACTTCCGACAAGGCAGTGGTATAGTCCACGCCCGTGTGTTCCTTCTGGTACGCGGTCACCAGTACCTCAATACGCTCCAGCGCCGACCCGCCCAGGGTTTGGGAGTGCCCGCGCTCAGTGAAAGCCCTGGCGAACTGCGTATCCGCCTGCCGCAACAGGCCAGCGAAGTAACCCGCATGGGGTTGATCTTTCTCGGTGTCGGCCTTATAGAGCCAGGCCAGTTGACTGGCCAGGTCAGCCGCAGTGCCAGGTAGATGGCTGAATTGCTCGCCCGCCATCTGCGTAAACCTTTCCAGGGTACGCGCCGCCTGCTCGATGGCCAATGCTTGCTCCAGGGATTGCACCCGCACAGCGAACGTGTCGCGCTCGGTCTGCAGAGTCCCGACCTGGGTGGTCAGGGTATCCACCTGAGTCAACCTGGCACGAGTGGCCTCATCCAATATGACATCAACTGCTCCAGTGCCCGCGCCAGCAGGAGTGCCAACGCCTGCACCTGGAGCAGCCTGTGGCGGAGTCCCGCCACTACGCGAGAAAAAGTCTGCCAGCGCCTGAAGCCAGGCAGGAGTCTCGCCCGCTTGTCCGGTCATACCGTCACCTCCGTTGTCTTGAGTAAAGTCAAGGCCCTCGCTCTCATACAATGCCTTGAGTTTCTTGATAGCCACCTGCTTTTCGGGCCCTGCGTATGGGCGACCACGATGGCCACCTTCAGAAGTCAATGCGGCTTTCGCGCCGCCCATCAAGCCGTGATCTAAGACCAACTTGCCTGACTTGAACGAGTAAACCCGTAGATGCCACGTGGTAGGTTTCTCTGGATCTTCGACGACCAGGTAAGCCCGTGCAGGATACTCTACGCCTCCCTCGCTTTTGGTGATCGCGTACCAGATAGCGCCCCCACCTGGTAGAGCAGAAGCCTGCATGTTGTATAGCGCAGTCGCCTCGCCAAAGAAGGGATAGTTGGTCAGTGCCCCACCACCGACCTGATTCTCGACCGTTTGACCCTGGGCATCTTCCTGCCACCAGTACACAGTGGGGGAAAAGTATGCATACTCCCCCTCCTGGAGCATTTCACGCCCTCGTTTGTTCCAACGGAATTTAGCACCGACCCCATCGAGGGGCAGAACTTCCGTGAACCAGCCGACTGCCCGACCATCATGATCGACGTCGACGGCCAACTGCCTGCGCCGAATACCGCGATCCAGGCGATGCGCCCAGTTGTCCACAAACTGCCCGATCACGTCGTCAGTGATATCCCGTGTAACGCCACCGCGCACAAAAGGCCCTTTAGGGATAATCGTAATTGGCTCCCCCGCCAGTACCCTCTGCGTGATTGCTGCATCGGTCAGCAGGTCAAGGAAGAAGCCCTGGTCAATGAAGCGCCCGCCATCCCCACTAAAGAGTCCTGCATCCATAGCCGCATCCTCCACGTGAACGTATAACGCCCGTAGGTGAGCCAGTGCCTGGCCATAGGTGGGATGGCATTTCACCACCGTACCGGAGTCTGATTTGAGTACACAGAACTCATCGCCACGCTTGCCGATCTTATATGGCATGGGCAACCTCACGGGTTACACAGGTCAGCCGCATCACCCGCCAGGCCGGTCTGTCTGCATACGTTTGATGAAATCGCCCATCGCTTTGGTGCCTGCCCTGGATGCCAGGTCACGGGAAAAGTCGACGATCCCGCTCGCGAGTACCCCATAGAGCAGTCTCACGACCAGCACAACCCATCCTGCCACATCTGATGGGAAGCCCTGGGTGGATTGCCAGAGAACCGCGAACAGGATGCCCAGACCCAGGGAGATATAGCGTAGTGTGTTGCCCTGTACCCCGAACCAGGTCTTGGCGATCTGTACCAAAATGATGATCAACACCATGACGTTGACCCCGCCAATGAACATGTCCTTCAAGGTTGGCGGCTCCTCCTGCTGGAGCAGGCCGGCACCGGTAGGGGCAGCCCCAGGTAGAGCAGGCCGACTGGCAAGGACCGGGTTGACCACGAACAGCACCAGAATCAGCAGGCCGACCAGCACCAGGTAGATTTGAAACTTGCGATCCTTCATCGAACACCTCCGTTCAGACTGATGAGAAACCGTTACCGATTGGGAAAGCCCCTTGCCTGGGGGGAGAGTAAACTGCTCGATAGCCACCTCCTACAACGCCAATAACTCCTGAATGCGCGCATACAGCGCCGGTTTCCACTTGCCGCTCTGAGCCACCAACCAACCTGGGCAATCTGTGCCATAGGTTTGTCCAGGTTGACTTTTGGGATAATCCTGGTGCCCGAGTATCTGAGCAGGGGATTTGACGAGGGGGAGCAGGGGGGATTTGATGGCCCAAACTGCCATCCGCGCAGCAGCATCTAACTGCAGTGCTGAAGGCGGATAGATTGCGCGATTGCCTGCCAATCCAACTGACAAGTCAAGATTCTCGTGACCCTGGTAATTGTGCCAAACCCCATCTTCCAGGTCACCGCACAGGAGAATCTCGCCCGTCTCGCTGATCCATACGGTATAGCACGTCGAGGGACGGCCACCTTCTTTCGTGATATACCATTTTGCGAAGTCTGCAGGGGATTGGGAAAGAGTGTGGTGAAAACATAAGGTCTTGATGTCCTCGACCTGTCTGCGCCACCAGCCGTTTTTCAGCAGCCCTGGGCAGCCGGTTTTCTTGGGCATCAACGCACGGATATCCCGTGTCCAGGGGAAGGCAACCTCTTCTGGCTTGAAGCAATCTAGCCGCCTTTGTAATTCAGCCGCCATCACCTGGCTTGATATAACCGCTTGTTCGACGGTAACGATCAGTGCTTGCACCTGGATTGGATCATACCCTGGATCGGTCATTGTCTCCCTACAAATAAAAACACGGGCAACCGCTCGACGGTAGCCCGTGTTTCTCTGGTCCTGGGCCAGTCCCTGCACGTCGGCCAGTGGCCCGTGCAGGGACAGGTATAGATTTCTCTGGAGGGGCAGGAGTCAAACCCTGCAGTGGCCCTGATTCGACGTCGGCAGGATACTGACACCCTGCCCCTCCCACCTGGGCAGGTCAACCCCCCACCCGCTGTGGGTAGAAGACCCGCCAAAAAATGATAGCGTGTCTCGGCTATGGGCAGGGGAAGGAATCCGGCAGCCAACTGGAGTCCGGAAGGGAAATCGGCAGGCCGACTGGCGAGATTCCCCTCCCCTGCCACACCGCAGCATCGGAACAAGAAGGAAAAGTGCTGGCCGGAGTCTGGGCCCGCACCCCTCCTCCGGCATGCGCCATTTTCCACGTAAACAGAGACCCAGGAGGGTTAATGGCACATCTGCCCATCATTATACACCGAAAGTACAATCGTGTCAATTAGGACAAGAGTACCATCTGTGCAGGGGAGATTCGAGTCTGGCCAGTGGCCAGCGAAAAGGTCATACACCCGCAAGGGTGTATAAACTCGGGTAGCACTTTGGCTTTACAGCCATTCAGCGCGATGGTGGGTAGAGTCGAGCAGCCCAGGATGGGGTAAAGCCGTCAGGTAATGACTACACGAAACTACTGCCTTGACAAGTCAATTCGATAGGGTAACAGGGAATACAGGAAGTGGAGTGGGGTGGGGGAGCCTGCCATCCAAAGGGGGGAACTCTCCAGGCCGGCATCTGCAATCGCAATGCTCACCATAGCCCAATGTAGGGCATAATCATTTTCCAGGGAATTTTTAGGAGTTTCTTTACCAGTTATTAACCTTCGCATGGTATACTTATAGATAGTAGGATGGTACGCACGAAGGGGAAGCAGCCCCACCGGTAGCCTGGCAAAATAGAGGGAGCCCCCGCCCGCAGGGGGGAAACCTGACCAGAGTAGCACCAGAACAAACTAGCCGAGTAGAGCGAAGTAAGCCAAGACTAGGGACAAGCACCACGGGAAAAGGGGCAGGATGAACGGAGAAACCTGAACCCAGGGTGAGACTAACCGACGAGTAAGCCGAAAAGCGAAACTCAAAGCCAAAGCCCGACAGTGAAAATCTGGCATAGGGAGCGAGTCGAAACCTGGGAAGGTGAGACTGGCCGACGAAACGCAAGGTTGGTGAGAAACTCCTGGATCACAGCGAAAGCGAAAAGACCTGGCGGAGAAAAACAAGAGGGTTAAAAGGCAAAGGGTACTACCCCACCAGCAGCAGGCCAACAAGAGATTGACAGGTTGCTGGTGCAGCAGTACCGCACTGAATGGATTCACATAACTCCACAGGAGGATTTGACGATGGACGAGCAGCAGAGAATCAAGGAACTGGAAGCCGCCCTGAGTGAACTGGAAAGCGCCTCGGTAAACTTCGGTTTGGCAGTGATCGAAACGCTGAAGTTTGACCTTGCTGGCCAGGCTTACCTGCAGAAGGGTTACTTGCCCAACTTGACCCGCGCAGTTCGCAAGGCCCGCCTGACCCTGGGCCTGGATCATTCCGAATAGAATAAGGTAGGGGGAGAGTGAACTCCCCCCTTACCACTAGCCCAGGCCACCGCCTGGGTTAGTGGTAGGGAGACACAGAATCCCTGGTGCAGGAGTAAGCCACGATAGCCCTGCACTGGATACCCTGAGCAAAGCACGAACCGACGTGCAAGGGTTTGCCTCAACCCTGGACGGGCAAGGGGAGTGGGATTGGAGTCCACGAGATTGTGAGGGAGCCTGGCCAGGCCGAGTGGCCGAAAGCCTGGTCAGGCGATAGCAACCAAAACCCCAGGAGGATAAAATGTACCCCGCAATTGACCTGAACAAAGTGATTGGCTTGACCGACGAGGAACGCGCTCTGGCAGCAGGTATCATCAACAAACAGACAGGTTGCCTGCGCGCAAGCAAGCCGAAGGTCACCTTCCGCCGTACAGGGAAGTATGACCAGTTTGGGAACGCAGAAGTCGATGCCGACCTCATAACGGAAGGCGGAGACACCGCCTACATTTGGCGCATGGTAGCCTTTTTCACGAGTAGCAACCGGCAGCACCAGTGCATGCCCTGCACTGCAGATTTTGACCTGAACGGTAACACTGCCGAACGGATGGCACGCGCCAAGTACCTCGACACCATTGTCGACAGGATTGTGGACAGTATCCCAAAGAACGAGTGGCACGGTGTACGCCGTTGGGCCCATGCCTTTGGGTACTAGCAGAGACAGGAGGGGATGGTACCCATCCAGGAGGGTGGGACCAGCCATTACCATCCCCCCCTGCTGTAACCCCAAACCCACCCAGGGATTGGGGTTACAGCAGGGAACTGCAAGCGAGTAAAGCCCTGCTAACATACCCCAGGAGGAAGTACAATGAAAACCGTGATGATTCTCTTCCGGCATTTTGGCGAAGTTTGCTACACGCCCAAGTCCCCCACCCGCGAGTGGTTGGGTGATGCCGACGACGTAGACCTGACTGAGCAGAAGGATTGCATCCTCTCGAGTGATGATTTCAGGCCGGTCAAGGTGAACAAGTGGGATGTCCAGCCCGTGGAAGTCCCTGACTGGATGGAGGGTGACGACTACGCCGCTAACGCCTTCAAGTGGGAAAGCCTCTGGACAACCTCTGGAGCCAAGACCTTCCCCGAAGATTGGCAGGTTTACCTGGCGCTCTACGTCGACGAACCGAAAGAACGTCATGCCCTGGCCAAACTGCTCGCGGTCAAGAACTTCCGCTCGGAATTCCGCCAGAGTCTGCGTGACCAGGTAGTCGCCTTCATCGAGACCCCGCCCGACCAGCGCAAGTATGACAAGCCGTTATCCTGGAAGCAGATGAGTGCCCTTCTGCGATGGGAACGGTAGCAACCGCCGACAGTGGAGGGGGGATGGCCATACCATCCTCCCCTGCTGTATCTCCAGAACCTGCACGGTCACCCAGGAATTGCCCTGGCTGACCACCCCAGGCCCTGGAGATACAGCAGGGGAACAACTGAGCAGACCCTGCTAGATTCTACCCCAGGAGGAAAGTACAATGAAAGCCCATTATTTCTACAATGTCACCGTTGACAACCCCGACAAGTATGCCAAGTATGCCCATCTGACGCTCGAGATTCGCAGCAGCACGAACAGCGGTCAGCCCCTGGCAACCTTAGCCTGGCAGTGCAACCGGATGGACGACACCAGCACCGCCCAGGAAGGGACCTGGTTGAAGGGATGGTCAGATTGGTATGGTTGCGACATTCGTGTCGAGGGACGGTCATTGAGTGACATCCAGGAGTCCGCAGCCGCCGTTCGTAGTGCATTGGGAAGCCAGGAGCCCTGGCAGATGCCCGATGTCGCTACAATTCTGCTGCGCTTGGCACGGAAGAAGGCCACCTTCACCGAAGTTCTGTATGATGCCCGCCTGCATCAGTATGTGCCAATCGACGAACTCCAGCCGGAAGGGTATGAAGCCTGGCTGGATGACGCCAAAGCGATGGGCAGGTCATACCCGACTACATCGGTACTCGCTCGCCATCAGGATGAAGCGCAACGCAAGATGGTCATCGCCCTGGCTGAAGGCGGATATGATGCAGTCTTGGAGGAATTCGTGAAGGCAGGGAAACCCGTATACCGTAGTTACGAGAAAGCCCCTGCCGATCCTCGCCATGCCATCGCCCGCCTGGGCATCACCAAGTCGCCGCAGATGGATATGGATCAGGCCATGCACATGCTCGACACCATCGCCGAGTCCATAGAGGAGTAGATGCTCCTCCCACAGGTTGAGCAGGAGGGAACAGGAGCCCTCCTGCCCAACCAAAACCCCAGGTAACACAACCTGGGGTTTTGGTTGGGATATACCCAATCCGATTGATAAGTCAAGTCAGTAGCCCAGGAGGAAAGTATGACCAGACAGGAACTGATCCAGCGCATCAATGCAAGCGCAAGCGCCTTCCTCGGATTCCAAACTCAGATGGCCGGTCTGTCCAGCAAGAACAAAGCCCACCTCGAAGTGATGGCAACCGCCTACGAGAGAATGGTGGAACTCCGACAGAAAGCCGAAACAGTGCTCGGCCAGTATAGTAACATCGACAGGTTGGGATGGGATTTCTATCCGGAGCAGAAACCGGAAGAAGTCACAATCGCTGAACAATTGGCCAAGCAAGCCCTCACGATATGGGACACCAGATTCTAATCCAGGAGGATTACACAATGAAAGATCATACGTTCATCTGGCCAGCAGGGACATTGGCCCGCTGTAACAGGGGATGCCCGAACGCGCAGCCCCTGCTCCGCGAAGTCGAAGCCCTGGTGACCAACAAGCGCCATGCTCGCATCGCCGAACCCATCATGCTGGACTGCGGTCATCTGGATTGGCATGACATCTATCGCGCCGACAACGTCGAGCAGACCTGGCCTGTGGACCCCGCCCCTAACATTCTCATCGCCGATGGGTACGCCGCCTTCCAGACTGACTACTGGAAGGTCACCAACGACAGTGGGGAATTTTGGGGCGAAGTGATGGCCATCAACCTGGCTGATGCCCGATACCAGTTTGAGGAACGCCTCAAGCAGCAGCAGAATTATGATGGCCTCGACCTGCTCCGCCAGGGGGGATTCACCTTCAAGATTCACCAATATTGACCGCCCAGGGTAGGGGGGATGGCCACCGCACCATCTCCCCTGCTGTATCTCCAGAACCTGCGCCCAGGCCCTGGAGATACAGCAGGGAACTGACCCTGCGCAAACTATAGACAGGAGGAAAAGCCAATGGTCACCTATCAGGAACGCCAAGTGTTTATAGTCCACGTCATCCAGCGCAAAACACGGTACTCGCCTGCGGTAGAACCACCAGCCGAAGTCGAAGTGCAGTTTGTGAATGACGACGGCTCCCTCATCCAGGGGGAACGGCCTCGCTTGGTACTCGTCACCGAACTGGATGAGACTATCGAGGGTGAGATTCAACTCAACGTTGACACCGCCGATGTCGTGCAAGGATGAAGGACAGGCAGGGGGGATGGCCAGCATCCCCCCTGCGGTAGACCCAGGTCAACCGACCTGGGTCTACCGCAGGGAAAATACCTGAAGTTTTGCCTGCGAGTTTCGTTATACTGGTACGCAGCATCTTATAGACAGGAGGAACAAAAAGTGGATGAGATACAGATTGGTGCATGGTTTCTGTTCGTAGGCGAGAATCCCGCTTACCTCAAGGATCAGCCGGTTTTGCTCTGCGGAGTCCGCAAGGCATGGGCCAACGAGGATTCTGACGAAGCAGACATCCGCCACGACGTCAACCTCGCCAAAGTGGGGGGGATGGAAGTGGGCGACCGCGCATTTATCAAGATGTGGCTCCAGGCGAAACAGCGCCCTTCTTGGATCGAAGATGAATGTGCAGCCAGTGACCTGCAGCCCCTGCCGCAGGAACAGTGGCCCGACCGGAACCCGCAACCACTGATCACCTACCACGCTGTGGATACCGACGACAACGTCTTGGCAACCATCGAAGCCTACAACGTCAAGCGCGCCGAGACCCGCCTGTCGGAGTGGTTGCTCATGCCCGACAAGCGTCCGCAGTATGCAGCCTGGGCAAAGGCAAACTATAAGATTCAGCCCATGCCTGCATGCGACTGCGCAGTCTAGCAGCCCAGGGGGAGAATGCCCCGCGCAGTATTCTCCCCCTGCGGTAGACCCAGGTCAGCCGACCTGAGTCTACCGCAGGGAACCTGAACCCTGCACGATACCATATCCCAGGAGGAATAAGCATGTGTAATCAAACTGTCCACATTGGCCCCGTGATCTATTTCACGGGCAACTTCGCCCGCGCTCGCATCGTCCGCCAGGATGTCAAGGGCAGGCCAATCTGCATCGAATTGGTGACCGCCAGTGGTCAGGCGATGGTCACTGAGTATGATGAGGAAGCCATGACCCTGTGGGATTTCCTGTGCAGGGATAGCATCGATGGCTCTGCCATCCTGCTGCATCATCAGGCAGAGACACAGGCCGAATTCGACGAGATAGTCCGCGACGAAGCAGCGCAGGAACATCCGCCCCTCGGCCAGCGCGATCACTATACCGCCGACGACGTCATTACCTACTTCCAGGTCAGCCGTGCGCTTGATAAGGTTAACCGTGAAGTCGATACGCTGATCAGTGAGGAATGGGTTACACCCACCGAACTGAAGGTCTGGAGTGTAGTCGCCCACGCCCTGGGTGATGCCAGCGATCGCATCAAGATTGTCGACTGGGACCGCGACCGTGTCGAAGTTCATCGTTTCGCAGGGGAAACTCCACATGGTCATTGGCAGGAGTGGATGCCTGATCAGGAAGCAGCCGACCTGGTTGCCACCGCTCTCAATGACGCCGCATACCAGAAGGCTTACTGGGCCGACGATTGAGCCAGCACAGGCAGGGGGGATGGCCAGCATCCCCCCTGCGGTAGACCCAGGTCAGCCGACCTGAGTCTACCGCAGGGAACTGACCCTGCACGATATCAGTCCAGGAGGAAAATACCATGAAACCGATTGAAGTCGAAGCCTTACTCGCCCCCTACTTCAAGAAGAAGATAGGGCAGAAGGTCTGCCGGAGAGTCCGCACGGCCAATGATCTGGCCTTCCAGGTTTGGGCCCGTGACTATCAGGCCGAAGTCCTGGCGGTAGATGGTAATACCGCCTACGTGCAACTGACGTCGATTGACCTGGCACCATCGGAGAGCCATCGCGCAGGAAGTGACCGTGTGCTTGGGGATTACCAGATTGACTTGACCGGCATGGCCGGTCTAGACCCATTCTGGCGGAAACTCCTGGGGTTTGCCGACCCGCAGTGGGCGAAACTCATCACCCCGTCAGGCAACATCTAGGAGGAAACCCATGATTACCATTGCCGATCTACTGGATGCGCTCAAGGACATTGAGTGCACGGCCACCCACTTTGCCCTGGCAGTGGCGACACAAGGAAGCAGGCCCGCCAATGCAGGAACAAGTCAGCCGGTCATTGATGAACAGCGCAAGCGCCTCGACGACCTGTTGGTCAGCCTGAATACCAAAGTCCGCCCCTGCCTGGATGAAGCGCAGCAGCAGCCGCCTTTCGATGTCATCGCCGCCCTGGAGTGGGCGACTAACCGCCTCGCCGCTGTGATCACCACCATGCCCGATGCCACCGAGTATTATGATCGTACCTGCCTGGCCAAAGCCCTGGAAGTACTCACGCATGCCAAGCATACCAGGGACACCAACTTGCTGGCAGCCGCCCGCGCAGCCCTGGCCCTGTGGGATAAGTATGGCCTGGGGGATGAGGATAGTGAGTCAGAACCTGTCTATCATATCCTCAAGGACGCTGTGGAGGGTTATGACTATTCGCGCTCGAAGCACGACAGGCCCTGCCCCTTCTAGCGCCCAGGCCGGCACCACCATACCTGGGGGAAATGAGGAATCCCCCAGGTATGGCCTGGGGAATATCATTACCTTCCGTCTGCACGACGGCAGACTGGTCACCGGAGAAATCAGTACCATGAATCAGGATGCCAGTGAACCTCAGTATCACGTCAGGATCGAACACGATTCAATGTACTCCAGTGGCTATTGGGTATGGGAACAGGAAGTGGTCAGCCAGGGAGTGCAACTTTCCCTCTTTCCGCCAGATGCAGATGTGCTATAAACAATCCCCCCACCCAAGATGGGTGGGGGGATTGTTTGCGTCCCTGCGACCCGATCTCCCCCACCGATGTGGGGGAGCCAATGTGGTACAATGGAGGGTTACTCAGCCGGCACCGCCTCCGCCCCCTGTTCTTCACGAACCAGCAACACGCCCCTCGGCTCCAGCGCCGCCTGGATCACCGCCCAGGTCAGGATACCATCGCCACCGGTCTTACCTTTGATGACCACGACGATGTGCAGCCCGGGCCCCAGGCCCGCCAGGCGATTCAGTATGTCGTTCAGGGGGGAGCCAGGTTTGCCCTGCCGGTCATTGTTCATAGCCAAACCCAGGCCCCATTTGTCAATCGTTCAAGGTGACATCGGCATCGACCGTTACATTCGGTCCCCTGGCCAGGTAGGATACCGCCAGTGAAGGCGATCAGCGCATCGATAGATGTGTATTCGCGCCCAGGGGGATTTGCCCCAAAGATGGGACACATTCGGCAGTGTTTGGCAATGACGTCCAGTACCCATCGCACGGGCGATGGGTATCCTTGTTCCAAATCATCCAGCCGCCCGCGCTCAATGGCGCCTGACCAAATCGAGTGCCAGACCTCGCCCGCGTATAACTCCGCCCGTGCAAACCCCTGCGTAGCCGCCTCGACCGCCTGGTGCACCAGAATCCATGCCTCGTCCTCGCGCCCCGCTTTGAGCAATAGCAGGATCGCCGCGATCTGTCCTTCCAATTCCCCTTTGATGTCCCCGAATAGACTTGACTTACCAGCCGGATTGGTTACAGCCAGGCGACCATCGCCCCCGTACCCAATCCAGGCATCTGCCCTCGCGATCTCCGACCGCAACGCCTGCTGGATTCTGGCATCCCCTGTTGGGGGACCGAACCCCAACCAGAATGCAGCAGCCAAATCTAAGGCAGACTTTTCACGAAACAGCAGGAGCCCCACCAGGAGCAAATCGTCCAACTTGCTGCGCAGAGTCACCTCGTCCACGCCAGTCCCCAGGCCCGCCACTTCAGTGGACAGTTGATCAGCCCAGGCCGAGAGATTCTGCCTCTGTGCCTCGGCATTGGCATCGACGAAAGCCACGTACCGCGCAGGCCGATCTTCAGGGGCAGCAGGCCCAAAATGCTCAGCGCCTCGCGCCAGGAATTGCTCGCGCCGCCTGACCGGCACCCGTATCCTCGAGTATCCCTCGCTCTCCGTACCTGGCTCTCCCTCGCCGCTTTCAGGTTTGGGTTGCTCTTCCTCAGCGCCACCCGCCCGCCGACCTTCATCATTGCCTTCATCACCGACCGGCTCCTCCTCTTCCTCTGGCGCCTCGGGCATCCCCGGCACCTGCGCCCGCAGGAAATTCTCAGTGGGCATGTCCATCGAGAAAGCCCCGGCACCAGATAGTGCAGTGATATACTGCCCAAGTCTCTGTAAATCCAGTGCCCTGGGTGATGTATGTGTCAGAGTGGGGTAGCCGGTCAGCCCTGGCCAGGGATTGAAACTGAACAGGTAGGGGATGGCATAGCGATTCAACTCGTCAGTGATGATCTGCAGGTATGCCTCGACCGCCAGCGCGAAAGATTCCTGGAGGGTTTGCGCCAGGGAACGAGTCCCTACCTCGCGCAGGCCCAGAAGGAGCCATTGGGCCAGAATCGACCTGGCCATTTCTGAATCCTTGCGTATAATCGTGTCCGACATCGTCCGATCAATCGTTCCCTCCGGACCCCCTAATTCCAAGTCCCAGGAGTGGGGGATGTATGACCCCATCATCCTGTCCTCGTAGATGGCCTGGACTAATTCCTGCGCCCGCTGTTCGTCTGATACCTCACCCTCTGCTACCTCAGCCCTCGCAGTCGCCCCATCTGGCAGTTTGAGCAGGGGGAAGCCTGCCCATCGCCGGTACAGGCCGATACCCTCGATCTGTTCCAGTCGCCGCTTGTATTTGTATGGCCGAACGGCAGGCCGGAAGATCGACAGGCCCTCCGGATTGTCTCCCTCCCTCGACGTCCGAAACAGCAGAGATTCATTCAGGGGGATAAAGATGACATTGCCCGTTTTGATCTGGTACTGCCACAAACCCAGGATGTCGCCCGATTCCTCGTCAAACTCCCAGTGATCCAGGGTAAGTGGAGACCGGAAGGCAATCTTCCGAAAGCCGATTAAATCGTCGTCGAACTGGCTCTTGTTTTTGCCCTTCTGGCCTCTGCGTCTCTTCATGACCATGTGGAAGTAAGTCCACCCATAGACAAACATCAGGCAGGCATCGGCGATCAGGTCATTGAATGAGTGGGATGTGTCGCTGAAGGCCGACCATGCAAAAGTGGCAGCCTCTTCATCCCGCGCAGAAGGCCCGCCAGGCAGACAACTCCACTGCACGCGCCGGATTGGGAGCGTTAGGACGAGATACATCGCAATCCCTGTCGGATCTTGCGTCCGGATCTCGTCGAAAACCCGATAGCCCAATTGCCCGCGCAGAGTAACGTCCGGCTCCACCATGACGACCCCGCCCCACTGCTGCAAGCCAGTGGAGCCCAACTCTTTAAATGGTGATGACATAGCAACCTCCTAATTCCAGACTGAAGATTCTAATTTGAGTTTGGACTGATCTGGTAGGGGCGATGGATGAGGAAGTGTCCAGGCAACGCAACAATAGTTCTCAGCATGGGCAAAGTGATCTGCCCCCGCCGAGATATACACTGCAACTGTCCTGCCGACGTGGTCCTCCAGGATGCGTATCATACTCTTTAGGTGAGCATAATAGTCAGGGATGCCACGCGCATGGCAGGGGAGTGAGAAAGTTGTCTGCGCCGGCTCCAGCCCACCAGTGGCAGCCGCCAACAACCGCGCATACATTTCATCGATTGTCCGTGTCCGATCTAAATCGAGGAAGCCTTCCTCTAAATTTAGTCTGACAGGCTCTTCGATCTTCAGGCCGGTCTTTTGCGTCACGTAATAGGCCCGCCAGATTCGCCCAGGGGGAAATGAATCCTGAAAGCGCCTGGCCTCCCGCGTTTCTGGCAATGCATCGACCACACAAACTTCGCAGTTGTACAGCCGCATCAGTTGGGCCACGTCCGCAAACTCCGCGACTGCACCTGCGTACCGCTGTGGGTAATCCCCCGTCTCGGATTGTGCAGGCCCACGGATGATCACGTGCAGCAAGTCGCCGACGTCTACGCCCATCCGGCACCGCTCGCCCACCACAGGCCCATGCGAGTATGCCCGTGTCGCCGCATCGAGGATATCGTCGGTCAATTGCCCGCCCCTGGGGATGTATGGCTCTCCCCAGTCCTGATTGGTAGCCTCCCGCCTGGCCGTCTCGTCCACCGCCTGGAGCCCTTGCAGCATCGCCCCGACGTCAGCCAGGGGCGAGAATAACTTCGAAAGATGATAGCCGACCGGCAGCCGCCCAGGATAGGCCGGCACCCATTCTCCCTGCGCAAGCCGCTTTAGTCTGCCACCGCATTTCCGACAGGCAGGCCAGGCCGCCCCCGTCTCCATGCCGTACCAGCCAACAGGCCGACCCAGGGAGTCCTCCTCCAGGATGACCGACGATCTGTCCATGTACTGCCGCTCGCCACAGTGTGGGCAGGCCACGAACCATTCACGCTGATCCGACCTCTCCCATAGGGCATGGATGCCAATCCCTCGATAGGTGGGAGTGCTCACTGTACGCTCCTCGGCCAGCATCGAGTGGCCGAGTCGTTTACGAGCGATCTCAGGAGCCCGCGAATCCATCTCATCCAACTCATCCAGCAGCAGGATGTCAGCCGCGATCGCTTTCAGTTGGGGAGCCAGGCCATCGGGCGATACCTTGGCCCCCCGAAAGTACAGGAAGCGGTCACGGATTCTCTTTAACCGAACACGATCAGCCCCCCGTGATCGCCCACCAGCATCGACCACGATTGAAGTCAGATATGGACTGGCCTCGATTGCAGGCCCGACCCGACCGGAAGAAAAGTCAGAAAGGTGTACATCAGTGGGAAAGACGTATAGCACGGTAGCCGCCCGTTGATCAGCCCCGTGCAGTGCATAGGAGACCAGATATTCTGAAGCGCCCATTTGTGAACTTTTGTAGATGATCATCCAGGGGGAAGTTTCTTGGTAGATTGGAATCAGATAGTGATGGGACACAAAGTCGAGGGGTTGACCTGGCACGAGGAACGGGCGATGTTTGATTGTCCACGATAGCAAGTCCTCCGGTAGGGATACCCTGCGCAGTGCCGCCAACACCGCCACTTTGCGATCTACTGACCACAACGTGAAATGACCGCTCAGCAGGTCATCCAGGATGCCAGGCCCGACCCCGATTGTCATGCGCTTTCTGGACCCCCATCAGCAGGAGACTGGCCATCGGGAGCAGGAGATTGCTCGGCAGGGGGAGTTAATCTCAACCGCGCTAACTCTGCCCGTAACTCCTGGTCAATTGCATCCAACCCCTGTACCTCAACCAACGTCCGCGAAGTGGGAGAAACTGCAGTTGACGGCTCCGCCAGACGATACAGAGTGACTGCTGCCTCGATGCGGTCACCTGCACGCTCGGCAGGATTTGCCATGACACTGGCCAGTGCCACCGGCACCTGCGATGTGAAACGCGCCAGGTTGCGCCGCCTCAAGCGCAGGAAATGTTCCTCGATGGTTGCGGTTTCCGTGTCCAAGTACTCCAGGCATGCTCTGAGACAAGCCAGGTAAGCCGCCCAGACCTGGGGGATATACTGCCATTTTGCATACCAGATTCTGGCACTACAAAGCCCCTGTTCTGCTGCCTTCCTGAACAATGCCCGCCAGGATTCCTGATTAGCCCTGGCGAAAGCCAGAACAACGACGGTCTGGCGTTTTTTACGCTGATGTGGCCCTGGGATGGCATTCAGCAGCCCCAGGATTTCAGGGGTTAGCCAGTGATAGGTATCCTGGGGATATTCCACGTCAGTCGTGTCCCAGGCATCCATAAAGTCTGCCCCCTCTGGAATGGGAAGCCCAGGGGGAGCCCCAGGGAATCCCCCGACCGGATCGCCGAATTCATTAACTCGTCTCTGAATCATAGTGCCCTCCACCTGAAGTTTTCAAGCCGAACTTCGTTATACTACCCAGGAGGATAGAGTAAATGGATATAAGGTTAATCGTTGAAGCCCCACCTGAATGCGAGACAACGCTCGCCGATATCGTCCGCTGTGAAGATCGAGACACCCTGGAGCCCGCGATGGATCTGGGCCTCGCAATTGGGCAGATCATTACCACTTTCCTGATCACGGTCATGCACCTGCCCGAAGCCCCGCCAGTCCAGGTTGTCTTGACCCCAATGTAACAGGAGGAAAACCCATGAGTGTGATTTATGTGCCCAGTGGTAGGGCAGGCGAGTATTCCGCCCTCGCCGCCAACCTCTACAGGGGATGTGCGCATGGATGTCGGTATTGCTATGGCCCGCGCATCCTGCACATGCCCAGGCAGGAATTTGTCAATGATGCCCGATCTCGTACCGACATCGTGACCCGCCTGAAGGCCAGCGCCACCGACCGTCAGCGCAAGGGCAAGGCAGGCGATGTCCTCCTCTGCTTTGTTTGTGACCCGTACCAGCCCCTGGAGAGCATGCATGGCATCACCCGCGCAGCCATCCAGATTCTGCACGACACCGGTCATACCGTCACGATCTTGACCAAAGCAGGTCAACTGCCCCGCCGAGACTTCGATCTCTTGGGCAAGGGGGATTCCTTCGCTGTGACCCTGACCTGCTGGACACCCCAGGATCAGACCTATTGGGAAGCCAATGCCGGCTCCACGCCGGAACGGATCGACCTGCTCAAGGAAGCCCACGACAGGGGCATCTATACCTGGGCATCCTTCGAACCGGTCATCTATCCTTACCAGACCCTGATGCTGATCGAGACAGTCTGGCCCTGGATCAGGGAAGCCAAGATTGGCAAACTGAACTACCATCTGTATGCGAAACAAGTCGATTGGGCCAGGTTTGTGGAAGATGCCACCCGCCTGCTCCAGAAATTGGGCATCCCATACCTGATCGAGAGGGATACCCTGGATGCCGCAAGGGAAAGGGGGAAGTAAGATGATCATCACCGTCAAGATAGCCATTGATCCATACAACACCGAACTGCGTGTGGAGCATGATGCCATCGAAAAGGCAGGGGCAGAACAGGCCAACTTGGTGACCAAGTTAGAGGAAGGCATCCGGCAGTTTATCGCCGACGAGTATGGCGAGAAAGTCGCAAAAGACCTGGTCAATGTCTTTGTGACCATCCAGTAACACAGGAGGGACGATGTCCAAGAGAGCGAGCGTGACCAGAAAAACAAGTGGGAATTGGGTAATGGCACGTACCCTGCATGCGAATACCATCGTGCAACTTGAAGATGGGAGAGTGGGTATCCTCGTGAGAAACACAGGGGACCCGAAAACGTATTGGGTGAGAGTATCCTATGAACAGGCAGTCGGCATAACGCCCACCACGTCGATCTTGTTGGTTGCCAGTCACATCTATCTCGCCCAGGAGTGGTTGGGCAAGTATCTGAAATCTGGCCCCGAAGAACAAGACCTGATGGTGCAGCATGGGAAAGCCTACAGCCGATCATGAGTGTATCCTGTGTGGCCAGCCGGCACCGGATTACACCACCAGTGTGCTGATCAATAAGGGACGGCAGTACTTTGGCCACACAGTGGTCAATGTCCATATAGAATGCCTGCTCACCATCACGCATGGTACATTCTGCCAACTGGATGATCTGCCCAAATTGAAATACAACTCTGCCTTCCTGGAGGGTATCCGGCAGTGGGATGATGGCATTTGCCTCGAACACTTCATCAACGACGAGCAGAGATTTCGCAAGCACTTTCCTCACCTCGTGAATGAAATCTGGCAATTGCATGACCTGCTCAAGAAAGCAGGGGCAGATGTCCTTATCAGTCGCAGTTGTTGGTTAGGGACATATAGGCCGGTAGACCGCCTGGCTAAACTCCGCCAGCAATGGCAGGAACTCATAGCCAGGAAACCTCACCTCGCCTATGTCCAGGCCACCTTCGACCTATCGAGTTGACAACTCAGGTTGACAGGGTACTGCTGGCGGCTCCACCGCATCTGCACATAATTTGTGACCCACCGGAACCCGCAGGCCATACTCCCAATCGGCCATTAGCCCTCTCCCTCCCTGCTGGCCAGGGGGAGAAAAGAATCTAGTCCAAGAACCATAATGCCAGCAGAGAATCACGAACGGAGTCCAGCGCCCACGCCAGTAAATCCGCCTGGCCACAAACCAGCGCCCGCCAGCTTTGCTACCCCTTCCAACTTCCGACAAGAGTCATTATGTCAAATTACCCCTTCCAACTCGACATAATCTGTAGCACTACACGCAATGATGTCGTTTCTTGCCCACGCGCCTGCGCCGACCCCGCGAACTCTTCACAGGGGGAAGATCGACCAAGCGCGCCATTTGCACGGAATCAGGCTCTAACGCGATTGCAGGCTTTAGGACAATTGTCGTCCGATTGATGCGAATGACGACGAATGTAAAGCCTTTGATCTCCACCGATTCCCCGACCCTGAGTATAGGCCATCCTGCTGGAGCAGCCTCCCCAGGAGCCAACTCAGAAAATCGACCAGTATTTGGATTCATAGAAACCCCCTTTTACCATTGCCAGGCCGACCAGCCACGTGATCACAGTCAGCCCAATCAGTACCCAGGCCCGCTCGCGCCGATAGATGAAAGCCAATACCGGCACCAAGTGGTAAATCAGGAGATACGGCGATGTGAGCAGGCCAAGCGCCAACCATTCAGCCTGGCCCATTGGGCCAGCACCCACCAGCAGGATCGCCCCGACAATCCCGACCTGGCTGATGCTGTGGGAAGTTTGCCAGTTTACCGCTTGGGTAGAGACCGGCACCCTGGCAGGCCAAAAACCCCAAACCAGAAAAGAACACAGTGTCACCGCCACCACCGGCAGGAACATCCGGACCCCGCCCCGCCAGGCCCTGGCCAATGCCCACCAGCACAGGATGTGTGGTTTGCAGGCCACCAATAGCAATGACCACTGTGGAGGAAGCAGGAAGGCCAGGGGCAGGAACACATCGATCTGGCCATAGTGCAGCGCCGCCAGCACCGGCATGGACAGTGCCAGCAGCAACACGCGCCACCAATCACGGCAGTAGACCGCAAGGACTGCAAAGCCCAGGGAGATAAAAACCCCGTAGCCTACAAGGGGGGGAAGAATTGCGATGGGATGAAGCAGCACAAATAGCCAGGGGGGATAACACGCCCAGGCAAAGCGATATGGATCGTCGAGGGGATGGAGTGCAGCAGGCCGGAAGTACCGCATCCAATCTGAATCTGCGATGTCTCCAGGAGCCAGTGATGCCCCGAAGATGGCCACCAGCAGGAAGGCCACCAGAACAGCCGCCATACCGACTGCACGACTGGCCTGGATTTTAGGCATCATGCACCTCGCCATTTGCAGTCTGCACCAGCCTGGGTTGCAGGCCCATCAACGCCAGACGCTCGAGTGTAGCCGCGCAGTATTTAGGCTCAATGTCCTGCCCAAAAACAACGCGCCCCATGCGCTCGCCTGCTACGATAGTCGCCCCCAGGCCCACAAACGGATCAAGCCCTAGTGATCCAGGTAGTGATGAGTTTTTGATGTGCGCCGCCACCAGTTCCGGCGGTTTGGCGGTAGGATGATAAATCGACCGTTTTGGCCGACTGACGACGATCACCGATGTCTGATTCCTACCACCATACCATGACCGCCTGTGCCCCTGTGTCCAGCCGTAGAGGATAGCCCCATGTTCTTCTGCATAATGCAGGCCGGCATCGATATCGGGAGCAGCCTCGCCTTCTTCTTCCATGCCACCGTACCACGGAACTTCACCGCCCTGAGTCCAGCCATAGAGGATTGGCTCATGGCGGTAGTGATAGTCTGAGTGGCCAAGCACCATGCTATCCTTGACCCAAACCAGGTCTTGGTGCAGGAGCCACCCCGCCTCACGAAAACAGCGCATAAAGATCTCGGTCAGTGGTCCCCCTGGGTGACACACATAGATGGGACATCCCTTCACGAGAAATGGGGATATCGCCGCGAACGATTCTGAAAGAAGCGTCTCGATCTCCTCCGGAGAGTCCCCCTGAAGCACCAGCGCATCCTTTGTGCGCCCCGCATAGTCTGCCCCATAAGGCGGATCTGTCCATACCCATGCTGCCAGGTTGTCAGCCATGAGATTAGCCAAGTCGTACCGACTTCGGGAGTTTCCACAACGCAGGCAGTGCCATCCACCTCGTACAGTCCTGGAGGGGATAGCCCATAACTGGCCAATCTCAACTTGCCAGATATCCAGCAGCCGTTCAGGGGCATCGCCGCCCTGTGGTCCTGGATCGTCCCCCACCTCAGCCCCAGGCAGTTGATCAAGATTCAGACTGGCAAACATCTCGGCCAACCGCTCTTCAGTACCAGCCGCCAGCGCCGCCAATTCCTGGCCCGCCTGCTGGTGGATATCCACCAGCAGGAGTCCCAATTGTTCCTGGTCTGGATCTGAGAGTCTAGCCATTTCATTGTCGACCGCCAGGTAAGCCATGACCTCGACCTGGCTCCAGGTAACAGGCAGGATATCGGCCTTCAGAGTTTGCCAACGTTCTAGCACCATCGCCCGCCAGACCCCCTCGCCTGCCACGATCAGGAATGCCCCATCGCCCCGATCTTGTAGCACGAGGGATTTGACCTGGCCAAAGCGCCGCAGGGAATAGCGCAGCCTGGCAATCTGAGTGGGACCGTGTTTGTTGTAATTTTGGGGATGTGGTACACAAGCGGAGATAGGGACATCGTCCCGATGGATGACCTCGCCCACCGGTAGATTATCTGCCGATGGAGCAGCCTTCTTTTTCATTCAGCCTCCAATCCGATTGACAACTCAGCCGCACAATTGCTCGCCCTGCCCTGCCGTACAGTATAGCAGAGAAATCGAGAAAAGTCTAGCCCCATTGGGTACTATGTTCACCGATTTACTACTTGACACCAATTCACAGAAGGTGTATAATACCTGTACATTTGTCTTATAGAAGAAAGGAGTCCGATGGACACACCAGAACCGACAACAGTACAGGCAGATTTCACGTCCAGTGCTAAGGCCGACCCCGACCCCATCCTCGTCTCGGTCACCGATCTGCGCCGAGATATGGCGAAGTATTTCGGCCTGGCCTCCAGGGGTGAGATTGTGGTGATCACGAAAGAGGGAGTGCCCTACCTTCAACTTGTCCCTGTCCGCTATAGGTATTACATCCCCGATGTGCTGGAACAGTCTGTCCCTCGCGCCACGCCCGCTGTGGCCAGCGAGTAAGTCCTCAAGAAATCCCAGGAGGGTTGACCCATGATCACATTTTGTGTAGTGAATCAAAAGGGTGGGACAGCGAAAACCACGACCGCCGTCACGATGGCCCATGCCCTGGCGCTCGAGGGACGACGAACCCTTATCGTCGACACCGACCCCCAGGGGCATGTGGCTGTGGCCCTGGGAAAGGATAAGGCCCCAGGTATCCGCGCATTGATTGAGCAGCCCCATAACCTGCCGCTCGTGCAGGCCCGCCCCAACCTGTGGATGCTGCCGAGTGACAAATCCACCGAACAGGCCAAGTGTATCCTGACCGGTATGCCATTTAGGGAGACTATCCTGCGTAGAGCCCTGGCCAACCTAGACTTTGATGTCACCGTGATTGACTGTGCCCCAAGTCTAGATGTCCTGCACCTTGCCGCTATGATCGCCGCCAACTGGATGATCATCCCGACCCGTCTGGATTTCCTGGCAGTGGACGGAGTGAATGAAGTCCTCCGTACACTGACCACAGTCCGCCAGGCCGGCACCGCCCCGCGAGTCTTGGGTATCTTGCCGACCTTTCTCGACCGGCAGACCTCCGAGACAGTTGTCCAACTCCGTACTTTGGCCAGCGCCTTTGTCAGTCTGGTCCTCCCACCCATCCCTGTGGATACCAAACTGCGTGAAGCGCCAGCACATGGCTTGACGATCTGGGAGTATGCTCCCACGTCTCGCAGTGTTGTGGGTACACAAACCGGAAATGGACGCAAGGTTGGAGGATATCTGGAATTCATGGCACGAGTGAGGAGAGTCCTGAAATGAGTAAGCACCTGGGCCCCAATGTTGTGGATGCCGCTCAGGTCATCCCTGAACCTGAACTATCTCGTGTGCGCCGACCATCAGTTGATCCGGCAGTCGCCGCTCTCCTCGGCCAGGATGATCAGCGTCAGGCCATGCAGATTATGACACCGGCAGGCCGCAGGAAGTGGAAGCGGGAGCAGGCCCGAACTCGCGCAACGTATGACCTGCCGCAGGCCCTGCTCGATGCTGTCCGGCAGGTAGGAGAGCAGGAAGCCCTGCCCAATAGTGCAGTCGTAGCCGCCCTCGTAGCCCAGGGGTTACATCATCTCCAGGCCGGCACCTGGAGCCTGGAGGGAGCAAAGTCAATGGCCCGCTCGCCGCTTTTCGAGTACCTGGTGGATGAAGAAACAGTGCTGGCCATTTTGACCGGAAAACTGAGTTTACAGATTTGAGGGAAATCCTGCCGACAGGCCAGAATGTGGCCGAACGGCACCGTTATACGGCACCCACTATGGTGCCCCTGATGGCACCCTGGACGGCACCCTGGATGGCACCGTTATACGGCACCGCCTGATGCCCTACGATGGCAGGAGAGTCCTGAAAAGTCCTATGCTGGACAACTCTACGTGTAGGCGATTTCTGACCCTAGAATCGCCTCCTACGGAATTGAGCAGGAGGAAATGTGAGAAAGAAAATCGAATTCATGGCAGACCGGATCGAAGCCCTTTTGTCTCTGCATAAAGTGCCCGCCAGGGTTGCAGGGGGAACACTAACCCCGCGATGGATACGCTTTCAGGTCTTGCCGCAACCTGGCTATAAGATCAGCCGCATCAAGGGATTGACAGAGGAACTCGCAGCCGCTTTGGATGTACCCAACGTCCGAGTGGCACGCATGGGAGCAGCGATCACCATCGAAGTGCCACGGGATGACCAGCAGCCGGTCAGGTTTGTCCCGCTCATGGCATATCTGGCTGAGGAGGGGGGATTTGTCCATAGCAATGCCCTAATTGGCCTATGTGAAGATGGAGCCCCCCTCCTGGTCCGGATTGCTTCCCCCGATGTCGCCCATATTCTGATTGCGGGAAACACAGGATCAGGCAAGACCATGCTGATGACGTCCATGATCATGAGTCTGGCCATGACCCATAGGCCCCCCACCCCATCGGAACTGCTTCAAAGCAGGTATGCGAAACAGGCAAAACCGGAATCTGGTGGGCAGCAGACCCTGGGACTGATTCTGGTTGACCCAAAGGGGCATGCCTTTGCCCCGTTTGTCGATCTGCCGCATTTGATCAGACCCATCATCCATGATCACGCTGAAACTACAGAATGCCTGGCCAGTCTTGTCCGCCTGATGGAGAAAAGAAGCGCCTCGCCCAACTTCACCGACCCCACGATCATCCTCTTTATCGACGAACTCGCCGACTACCTGATGGTGGAAGGCAAACAGGCAAACTTTCTCTTGACCCGCCTGACACAAAGGGGAAGGGAAGCAGGTATCCACATTGTTGCTGCGACCCAAAAGCCAACAGCCGCCGTGCTCGGGCCCCTGGTGAAAGCCAACTTCCCTGTGCGTCTCGTTGGGCGAGTGGCATCCATCGAAGATGCCCGCACAGGGACAGGATGGGCAGGGACAGGAGCAGAAAGATTACAGGGGAGTGGGGATTTCCTGGCGATTGGGGAAGGCCGATCTCTGCATTTCCAGTCGCCCCATGTCTCTGTCGAGGAACTAGAACGCATAGTCACCTGGATCTGCAAGACAGGGGGATGGACAAAGCAGCCCCCCGAACATCAGCAGGGGAAAGATACTCTTGGCAGCAAGGTGATGAGCAGCCTGGACAAGATTGTTGCACTATTCGTGCAGCCGGCTCCAGCACCGCAGGAACCACCGCCCCAGGTCAAAGCCCAGGCGACACCTGCCCCCCCATCCTCCGCACTGCTGACCCGCCCCCAGGAAGATATACTGCCGCCTGCGCCCCCGCCCGCCCCAGATGACGTGGAAGTGCTGGTGCAACGTCTGCAGGCCCTGGATTGGGACCCGAACCGCTCTATCCGCGAAGCCTGTCGCGCCCTGGGCAAAAGTGAAGGGGGAGCCCCCTACCGTTTGGTTTCACAGGCAGTCGAACGTCTAAGGGCAGCCGCATTGACAAGCCAAGACGACAGTCAAGATGCGCAGCAGCAGGAGGAACAAGCCACCAGCGCCATCGAATGGCAGGTATATGAATGTCGCCTGCCGGTCAGTGACATCAGCCTGGCACAAGTCCTCATGGGGGATGATCAGCCAGGGGATGATCAGCAGGGAAGGGGGGAACAAGTCCAGGAGGGGATGCTGCCTCCCATAGAACTGCCAGCGACTGCGACTGCGACTGCGAACGCTACCACCGAGAAAGACCCCGACGCCACGCCAGCGCCGGATCTGCCGCCTTCTTTCGATAGTCGCAGTCGCACAGTCGCAGGGGAAGCAATCGACCCTGCCCGCATCCCCCCATCCATCTGGCTGGATCGGGAGTGCCTGCACCGCCTCGACCCACTGGCCAGGCTTTGGTTGCAGATACTCCAGCGCCAGGCCGATGCTACAATACAACTGGCCCAAATCAGCGCCGACCTGCTGAGACTGACCACTGCTGGCAAGATGCATGGGGATGGTGATCACCTGGAGTTTCTATCCAATGCCCTGCAGGCCCTGCGCCTCAATATGGAAGCCAGGGACCGTGACCGCACAATCGATGCCTTTGCTGATGTACTCGACGCCGTGTTGATCGGGATAGGGGGAAAGTCAGAGTGAATTGGACAGAACTGCTCGCCGCCTTCGGGAGCCTATGGGAAGTGCCCCGCCGAGTCCAGGCCATGTTGACTAGGCCCCTGGTAGATATCCCGATCTATCGCCTGGCCAATTGGAGTGGATGGGAAGGTGAACGGCTCCTGGCGTATTATGGAGTCCGTACCTACAGCCGTGGTTTTGACCCAATCTTGGGTGAGTACCGCCAGGATGACCCACACTGCCTCCATCTCTATGTTTCGATCAAGCAGGCAAGATGGGCCGAACATCTGCTGCTCGCCGCCCGGGCCCCATTGGCCCTCATTCGATGGCATACCTATTATCCGCCCTTCATGCCTGTACCCTGGCATGCACCATTGAAGCCTGCCGGAGTGACCGGTTGGCTCCTGACTGCGCTCGACGCCCTGACGGGCGACACAGTAACCCGGCACCTGGAGACTTTGCTTCAGGCCGGAGAAAGGACACCACGATGTTTGTACCGCAAATTGTATCCCAGGCCCCGCAAGCACCGGAAAAGAAACCGAAAGCCCGCCGATGGCCATACGTTTTATTGGTAGTGCCCCTGGCAGTCTTCGGCATTACCCTCGCAGTGATAGTGGCCAGGCATCTGACGCCTGAAGCCCAGGCAGTGCTGGCAGGAGCAGCCTGTGGCTTAGTGGCCGCTGTCCCTGTCAGCCTGGCCATTGTCGCGGTCACTGGCAGGATGCGATCTCGGAAAGAAGATAAAGAGCAGCCTGCTGCTCTCCCAGGATATCCCATGCCATACGGCCAACCATACGGCCAACCGCCCATCGTCATCCAGACCACGGCAGCCCCATCACCACAACCGCCCTGGACCCCCCCACCTGCAGAGTGGGGAACACAAACCCAACGCAAATTTACCGAGATAGGGGCAGGCCACGGTTTGGGAGTGGGTGATTTGCTCGATCTGGAACCGGATGGCTGAAAATTGGGACTTGACAAGTCTGAAACTCTGATGTATAATTAGTGTACCGACTGAGACCGACCGAGAGAAACCCAGGAGGAAACAGGATGGACAATCAGAGTATACCCGCAGAATTGACAGACCTGGCCACGGGCATCCGCCGCATCGCAGGGAGCCTGACCGCTCATTACCAGGGAAGCCTCGAGTTTGATGATCTGGAGCAGCAGATGTGGTTGGTATACTGTGAGCAGGCCGACACCGACTTTATCAACCGCCCACTTCCATATCAACTAAACCGCCTGGCCTGGCGTACCCGTGATTGGGCCCGTCATGAACTGGCTAAAATGAACCACATCGCCATCGAAGTTGAACTCGATGGCCTGGATGAGTGGGAATATCTGGCCTTACCAGTTTACATCACCGACACCGACGACGACCCGCTCGCTAAGATGATCGCCCAGGAGACTGACCGAGACCTGGTGCAGATGATCACCCAGGCCCTGGCGATTTTGGAATCCCACAACCCACGCACGGTCACCGTAGCCCAGGAACTGATGACCGGAAAAGAAAAGTGCCAGATCGCCCGTGACCTGGGCATCGGCCAAAGTGCTGTCTCCGGTCATGTGCAACTTCTACGAACGACCCTTACCACTGTGCTTTCGCAGGTTGCATGATTGGCCTGCTGGCAGGGGCAAGGGGGGAGAGAAACCTGCCCACTTCCCCCGCCCCTGCCTCCCTCCCCCCACTGAAAATATAACCGGATCAAAATGACCGGTTATAATAACCGGTCAAATTTGACCGGTAGAGTCATAATATAACCGGTACAATTTGCACCGGTCATGAAGAAGAATCATGTTCTTGAAGAAGAAGAAAAGAGAATCAGATTCTAACTGAAGTTTTGGCCTCGAACTTCGTTATATACGTAGGAAGAAAAGATGGACGAGAACAGGTTAAAACGATACTTCTGGCTGGATATGAACCGTTGTCTAGCCAATTGCAAGGATGGCACCCGCTGTGGCAACTATCGCCTCCTCCCATACGAACGACGGCCAGGTGATCTCGTGTTCCCTGAATTTTGCTGGGCCCACCGCAACCAGGAGCAGCCGACCGAGAAGTTAGCCAAACATAATCTGCAACTCGATACGAGATATCGGCCAATACCCATCCACAAGCCAACAGCAGGCAAATAGTTGACCAAGAGACAAGACTGATGTACAATAGGAGCAGCATGCCGAACGATGGGTTGATTCACTACAACAGAATCGTCGAGGGGAGCCTGACCGATGGGCCTGGTATCCGCACAGTGCTCTTTATGCAGGGATGTACTATCCACTGCCCAGGATGCCAGAACCAACACCTGTGGGAACAGGATGGAGCCCTGGTGGAAGCACCATTCCAAGTGGCCGAGAAACTTCTGGCCACAGGCCAGGCGATTACCCTCACAGGGGGGGAACCGACTGACCAGCCGCTCGCACTTTACACGTTGATCATCACGCTCAAGCGCCACCAGCCGGCACCGCATATCATCGTCTACACAGGCCGAACCCTCGACGATGTGGCAGGCGATAAAAGTGAAGCAGGCCGACAGGCCCTGGCAGCATTGATCTCCACCGACGTCGTGGTGGATGGCCCATTTATCGCCGCCCAGGATGATGACATGCTGCAGTGGAAAGGATCGGGCAATCAGCGCCCGATCGACATGCAGGCAACACTGTGGGCGATGTTCCAGGCCGAAGATAACAGGTTGGATCAGATTGCTCACTACATTGTGCCTGCTGAATGTTGGGACACCATGACCCTGATTATCACGCCCAGGGGAGTGGTTGGCCCTGCCGGATTGATCGAAAAGATAGCCCAGGAGGGAGATTGTGTTGTCGACCATCGACCATGTGGCAGCACCCGCACCTGACCTGAAAACAGTACTGGAGGAAGAAATGTCCGCCCTGGCTGTTCTCCTCGACGAACTCGTCGGACGAGGGGGAGAAGTGCAGATCAAGCGAACTCGCGCCCGCTTTGGGTTTGGGTTTGGCTCTACATGGGAACTCACCCTGTGGAGCCCGACACCAGGGAGCGATTACCCGCATATCGATGCGCGCATCCATGCGACGACATCGCTCGATCTGCTCCGCCAGTTAGAAACCTACTTGGAACTGAAGCAGGAACGGGAGCAGGCCCTTGTCGCACTTGGTCGTCGGCCAGCGGTACAAAGCACAACTGCCTAATCGAATCATCGTCAGCGGTATAATGGCCGGAACGACCGCAGGCGATGGAGTGATTCTCGAAGTGGACTGCCGTACCCTGCCTCAGAGCAGTTGGCAAGCGGGAGCAGGCCAGGGAGTGCAGCCTGTAGAACCACCGTACCGGATGTGTGTCCAGCCAGAGTGGATATTAGACATAGAGCAGACCCAGGAGGAATCCCATGTCCAAGATAGTGTCACCCGCACAGATTGACACCGAGACAACGGAACCAACCGTGGTCTTTGATGTCACTGCCCGCATCGAAAAGTGCTGGCGGATTAGTATCCCTACAGCGGTCATCCGCCGTCTATGTGATGAATACCGCCAGGCAAATAATATCTCTCCATATCGTCCTCTCTACGCCGAGACCATACTCAATCTGGTCAGAGAGCAGGGGGGAGAATGGTCAGAATATATCCCCGACCGTGAACCCTGGAACGAATTCGCCGTCATCCCGTTTCAGGTCTTTGGCAGTGCCCTCCTCGCTGTCGAGGAAGAGTGGCACGCGAAGAATGATGACTGATCGGAGAAATCCCATGCGAGACCCCGCCGATCGCTTTCTCGAAGAAGATGGTGATCACCCAAGCCCCGAACCCGCCTGGCTCCAGGAAATGGCTAACCTGCCGGTCTTTGTGGTTGTAGCACAGGATGATGCCGTGCTTGGATTCCCTGCCCCTGGGCCTGATAGGCTCCCAGGTATTTTAGCCTTCGACAACTTTGCAATGGCCAGCGCCCTGGCCCTGGCCCTGGAAGGTAAGATTTTAAGTATGCGATTGGCCGATGCCGCCGCCAGTGCAATCAGCAAGGGAGCGAGTCTGTGTGTCATGGATGTGGTAAACGGCATCTATTGGGAACTCAAGCCCGATGCCCCCGTTACTTTATCTCTGCGGGACCAGCCAATCACGGCAGAACAACAGGCCATCATGCAGGCCATCACCAGGCCATGCGGTGTAGGATAACATGGACATTCCTGACGATATGGCCGAGTGCTACGTGTACATCGTCTTGATGTCTCTGGATGATGGAACCGTTCTCTCAATGCCTGCTACACCACCCACCCGACCCGCAGGAGTCCTCGCCTTCATGACCCCTGAAATCGCCCTGGGTTTGGCAAGTGCCCTGGGAGTCGCCGGAGTGGTACGGGCAAAAGTGAAGGAAGCCATCCGCCTGGCCCATGATCATGGCCTCGCCTTATATCTGCTCGATCATACTGAAGGCAAGTACCACGAACTCACAGGCCGCACAGACTGTATGGGGCAGCCTGAACCCCTCGCCCTCATCACGGGCAAGCCCGCGATGGAAATCGGGATAGCCCTCAGCAGGCCCACTGGCTATGGATAACTGGTTGGGACCATATCACCTGGGCCCTGATGATAGGGAGACCTTTGGCATCTACCACGGTGATTGCCGAGATTTGACCACGGCCATCCCCGACCATAGTATCCAGTGCATCTTTACTGACCCACCATATCAAAAAGTCTTTTTACCGCTCTATGCATGGTTGGCCCAGGAAACGCCCCGCCTCCTCACGCCAGACGGGTTTCTACTCGTCTACTCAGGAGGGTATTGGAAGGACGTGATCATGGCCATGATGCGGGAGACCCTCGAATACTGGTGGGATTACCAGACGAAATCGACCGAGTCGCCCGTGATCTGGCAGCGCATGACTGTGGCCAAAGTCAAAAGTATCCTCGTCTATCGCCCCCCAGGGGGAATCGGTCAACCGCAATTCGGGATGGTCCTCGGTCTGTGGGAAGGTGGAACCCAGGATAAAGCATACCATACCTGGTCCCAACCGGAATCTACTCAACGCTATTTCACCCAGGCTTTTGCAGCCCCCACCGGCATCGTTTTGGATCCATTTTGTGGAGGGGGAACTTGCCCTGCGATCTGCGCGGTCACTGGCCACCGATGGTTGGCCTTCGATAATGATACCGATGCTGTGGAGCGAAGCCGTCTCCGTGTAAGCCGCCAACTCGATGCCCCACCACCCGCTTGTAATAATAGCCCTGTGGTACAGATTCGCCTCCCCTTTGCTGTACCAACCCCTGCCGACCTGACTAATCAAGCCAACTGAAGTTCTGACAACGAATTGCGTTATATAGGTAGATGGATCAACCCAGGAGGAAGATATGATGAATCCACTACCTGACGAAACAGAAACTCTTACCCTGCCAGGGATGCCAGGGGAACTGACCCTGGAAACCAAGACATCCCTGCTGGAGCAAGCCCAACAGGAGACTGATAGTGACCACGTCTCCACCGTTGTGTTTCAGTTACGGAAACTGCGCGAAAGAGGAATCCTGGTGGATGTGGATATCCACGGAGTCACGCTTTTCTCGCGCAGGATTGGCCTGGCTGAATTGGGAATCCCTATGGGTAGCATGAGGGGGAAAACCATCACCCCAGGGATAAAATATATGGCCCCCCGCGATTTCTGCCGCAAGTTGGCGACCGTCAGCCAGCGCCTGCGGGATGTCCTCGACAAGGCATCGGACGACGTCACAGGATTCCGCCCCTTCCGGTATATGTTCTATAAAGGTTGGCCGAAGTTCATCGAGAAGTGGAACGACGTCCATGATGAATTCGAGACCCTCAAGCAGCAGGCCCTGGATAGCAGGGATTTGTGGGAGCGTGAATACCTGGATGAATGCGCTCACCGTGCTGCAGAAGCCTGGGAAGCGATCATGGCCACCAATGGTCAGGATCGTGTGCTGATCCTCGAACTCCCTAATAGCACTAAGGTCTTCGGAACTGTCGAGGAATTCATGAACTGGATCGTCGAGATTGGCAGGGGGAACTTCCCATCCAGCGATAACATCTCCCGCAACCTGCGCGCCGATTTCTATACCGCTGTGCTGATCTCGACCGCCGACATCCAGGCCGAAACGACCCGTGAGCAGGAGCAGCAGGCCCTCGAACTCCTGGCGCATACAAGAAAAGAAGAAGCCCATGCCAGGAGAGCAAAGGCAGAGCAGCAGCAGCGAGTCGCCGAGAGTGAAGCAGACCTGGCAATGAAAGCCATCTATGATGCGCAGTTGGAACATGCCCGCCATCAACTGCGCACGACAGTATCCCCATTCGAGGAACTGTTCCAGAACCTGCGCTCTCAGATTTACCATGACGCCAGGGAAATGGCCGACAGTATCCGCCGGAATGGGTTTCTCAATCCCCAGGTAGGGAAGCGCATCCACAACCTGATCGATCTCTTCAAGATGAAGGATGCTGTGGGAGATATGGAACTCGACCGCCTACTTCATACAGTGGAGGAATGGGCGAACCAGACCCCCAAGCAAACAGGCAAGGCAGGCGAAGTGATGCCCGCCGACCGAGTCGCCCTGGCCCAACTCGGTACTGCATTGGATGACGTGGTCACCGCCACCCACGAAGCCGCCCGCGCAGTGGCCGAACGCCTCGAAAGGGGAGCAGATATCGCCGCAGTGGAAATCTAGGAGAGTAAGATGACAACGAAACGCTACAGAAAATCCATTCAGGTTGATACCGTGACCTATAAGCCTGCAGGGATAACGGCCAGCATCTATCTCGACCGGAACACCCTGACCTTCTACGCTGACTTCATGGATCAGCACTTCAGCAGTACCACCGCTGAAGAAGTCAAGACCCAGGTATATCAGGTTATGGTCAGGGTTGCAGACCTGGTGTGGCAGCCTGTGATCGAAGTCGAGAAACTCTCGCCGTTCCACGGAGGAAACGCTCCCTTTGTGGGGTTTGTCGTAGATCGTTTCTATGTGGCCAGACGGCATGATGGGACTTATGCCAAAGTCCAGTGGCATAGGCCAATACCCATGACGGGAATTTCATCTGCTGACGACGACGATGGGCAGGGTAATTGGTTACAATGGTCTGAAACCTTCTACTGGACAAAAGACCAGGGGGAATTCAATCCCCCAACTTTCTTTGATCGCGCAGGGGATAGGGGCAGGTATTATCTGCCCTACACCGACCCGCTGTGGGAAGGACTGCAGCATCTCCAGCAGGCCATTGGGGAATTGGATGACCGCCTGGATGGTCTGTTGGGAACACCGGAAGGATTGAAAGCCCTGGCCACCATTGGTCGACACCTACTGCTGGCCCTGCCTGAACCAGGCGAACCAGCCCAGGAGGGGGAATAACCATGCTCACAATGACCGATTTTCTACTGCTGATCATAGGTGGTTTGCTCGGTCTGCTGGTGATCAATACCTATGTGCTATACAAGATTTGGCAGTCCCGCGTCAAAGAAGTCCGTGAGATTCCACGCATCCCCCGTGAGGGTTTGTCTGCCATGTTGACCAACATGGTACAAATGGGGATGAAAGTTGTCCACATGCAGGAGACCGTCACCGGTATATGGAGCATTTGGGTACAGAAGGGATGATCACCTGAAGTCTTTGGCACCAATTCCGTATATAGTCCAGCAGGAGATTGACATCCGCCTCTGTTCTAGGATTTACCAACCAATCTCCTGTCTCTCTCTAAACTGAAACAAGGAGCAAACCATGCCGAACATCGACAGATTCTGGATCATCGCCGCATCCAGCGGGAACTTTGAAGTTGTGGTCTTGCTGGATGCTGAGACTGCTGAGGATATGGGCATCGATGTCAATCACATTGAGGAACCCGAAGTCCGGCAGCAGGTTAGTGAAGCCTTCCTGCCTCCAGGGTATACCGTCTCAGCCATCGTCACTGTCGATATCGTAGCAGGAGAGTCCTGGCTTTTGCCTTTTGGGACCGCATTGAAACCGGAGTTGTGATGATCGCCATCTTGGTATCCACAGAGAACTTTATCCTGGCAGTTCGCCATCGGGCAACCGGTAGGGATTTCTGGCTCCCGATGTGGACAAATCCCGCCCAGGCGGAGAAAATCCGCCAACACCTTGGGCCCGAGTGGGTGATGATCATCTGTCAGAATCCCAACCCCACCATGCTCTGTCAACTCCTGGCCAGCATGGTGCAGCAGGCCATTCGAGGGTATGTCTTCGACCCTGGCCCGCGAGAGAGTCGTGTCCCGATCAGCCAATGCATCCAGTGAGGAATCAAAATGCGCCACCCCATCCTTGACCAAGACCCGACCAGTGTAACACTAGCCTATGCCCACCATGCCGATAGTGCCAAAGTTACAGTGTACCACCACGGAACCCTGGCCCTCAAGGGGCAGACCCTGGAGAGTCTGGCCCTGGCCATAATCGAAGTGGCCAGGGAGACCTGGCAGGAACTGGCCTGTGTCCCGATCATCACCAGGCCCCAGGAGGGGGAATTGCACATAGCCGTCTATGGCCTGGCCGACACAGAACAACAGGAATTCGAGACCTGGTTGTGGCGATTGAATGCCGCACAGGTTTTGACCAGTCTTGGCCTCGAGTGCCCACCCAATACCCTGGATGTTGTACAATGAGTCACGATACCTTCATGCAGGAGTGGGAAGCCTCTGTTACTGCCTATATGCGAGAGTGGGAAGCCTATGTCACCAGCGCCAAGCAGGAGTGGGAAGCCGAAGTGATCTCTGCTCTAGCAGAGTGGGAAGCCGCTATGTCTGCCCTGCCCGATGGAGCCCCCCACCTGATCCATACCCCACCAACAGTCACGGCAGAAACAGTCTTTAACCACCATACTCCACCTGCCCTGCCCGACCTGGACCCCCTCGATCTGGAACCGCCACCGATCGGTACTTCCTGGAAGCCCAAGAAAGTCGTAATCAAACTGAAAAGTCAAGCCGATAGCACGCCAGCGCCACCGGAGTCCCCCGACCGAGATCCCCTGGATATGATCGAAAAGTGACCACCTGAAGTTTTTGCGATCAACTTCGTTATATAGGTAGACCATGATCATACCCAGGAGGAAACAGATGACAGATTTAGCCGACCGCAGCATAAGTACCGCCCTTCGTGCACGTGTCCCTGTTGTCGCAGTGGAAACGCACGAGGAAGATCGTATCCTCAGCATGCTCAGGGAACTGAGTGTCAACCCGCGATTCCCTGACCCGCGCAAGCCTGACGATGCGACCCGACCGATCTATGGGTGGAGCCTGGCACGTGGTATTGCCGAGATAGCCTCGACCGGCAGCCAGGTCATGATCCCGCCCGACCTGACTGACCCCATTGCCGCCCTGCAGTGGTTTCTCGATTGGGGCAAGACCAACATTGATACCCCCGCGATCTTGGCGATGTTTGACCCCTGCCCCGCATTTGCCAAAGCCATCTTTACTCGCCTGGTACGCGAAGCCGCCATCGCCCTGCGCTCGCGTAAGCAGAACCTCTTCCTGGTAGCACCCAGCATTGACTTGCCTGCCGACTTGCGCCACGACGTGACCCTCATCACGTACCCCCTACCGACCTTCGAGGAATTGGTGCATCTCGTCAGCGTCAAGGTGGACACGATGCGAGATAAGGATGTGGCCACGGATCTGAAACAGGTTGACATCGAGACTGCCGCTCGCGCCCTGACGGGCATGACCATGATGAAGGCAGAAGAAGCCATGCGCCTGGCCATTGCCTCGACCGGCAGGTTTTATCTGGAGCAGGCCCTGCCCATTTTGCTCCAGCAGAAAGCGCAGATGTGCAAGGCCAGCGGAGCCCTCGAATATTTCCATACCCAGGCATCCTGGAGCGACATTGGTGGATTGGATCTCCTGAAGCAATATGCCGCCAAGTGCCTGCGCACATTCGAACCGGCAGCCGCCAGATTCGGAGTCCATCGCCGCAGGGGGATTCTCCTGGTTGGTTTGCCTGGGTGTGGTAAGAGTCTATCGGCCAAAGCCATCGCAGGCAACCGTCTGCCTCTGTTGCGCCTCAACGTTGGGGCATTGTTTGGGGAATTGGTGGGGCAGAGTGAACGGCAGACCCGCCAGGCCCTATCCATCGTAGATGCTATTGATCAATGCGTCCTACATGTGGATGAGATTGACAAGGGATTGGGTGAGTCTGCCGGGGACCGCGATGGAAATACCAGCCAAAGAGTCTTTGGAACGTTCCTCACATGGATGGAGGAAACTTCCTCCCATGCCTTCGTGGTTGCTACGGCCAACCGCATCAGCGTCCTGCGTCCCGAACTCGTCCGGCGATTCGATACAGTCTTTTTCATAGATTTGCCCGACCCCATCTCCCGCAAGCAGATTCTCGAAATTCACCTGCGCAAGCGCAAGCAAGACCCGACCTGCTTTGATCTGGCGCATCTGGTGTCCCTGACGGAATGGTTTGTGGGAAGCGAGATTGAGCAGATCGTCGAGGATGCGGTCATGGAAGCCTACTGCAGCGATCAGCAGGTCACCACCGATATCCTCATCGCCCAGGCCGAACAGAAGCAGGGGAATAAACTGACCACGATCATGGGTGAGGAACTTGATGAAATGCGCCAGTGGGCAAGTCGCGCCCGCGCAGCCTCCAGCGCCCAGGCGACCGGTATCCGCACGGTCAGCGCCGAAGATGCGATGGAACTGTAAAGAAGGATGGGCCCGGGCCCCTGCCCAGGCCCATCCTATGATCATCATAGACTGGAGGAAGTGGCATGGAGAATTACGAACTTATCGCCGGAACGCTCATAATCACGGTAGATCGTTTTTTCACTATCGGTCTTCTACCGCGTATCCTGAGTGAGATTCTGTTGGAACTGCTGCTCGTCGATGCCGAAAGCATCGAGAGCATCGAACTGGTCAAGGTAAAGTGACGTCCATTAACAGGGAAGTTCTCTATGATATAGCAGATGATCTGCAAGGAACCTGCCAGACCCTGGAAAGGATGATTGAGAAATACGATCTGCACATATCGCCTGTTCAACTCAGGGATGCCCTGCTCGATACAAATACCGAACAGTGCTCCAAGTGCAAGTATTGGTTTGAAAGTTGTGAATTGGTAGACGACGAGGGAAACTTGGTGGGATGCGATCAATGCCGAAAGCATTGACACAATCGAAATGGAGCCACGCATGGCCAATAAGGTGACCAAAGCCGAACGCATGAGAATACAGAACCGTGCAAGCCAACTCGTCCATCTGGATGCCGATACCCAGGTAATCGACCGTGTGGGAGTGATCCAGCAACTGGTGGATGAATTTGACATCAGCCGTGACCGCGCACAAACCGCGATCTCCCGTGTCGCCATGCGCGAACGCGCCAGGAAAGGGGCAGGATCGTGATCAAGGCCCACTTTTTTGCATCTCATAAAAGGAAAAGATACAGTCATCGTCGTGTTAGTATCTACGCATTTAACGATGGCGGTCACATGGTACTCATCAAGGCATCCTCAATGAAGCAAGCCGCCAGTGGCATGGGAGTTTCGCTATCTACCTTCAGCAGATGGGGCAGTAAGACCAACAAGCCCGATACTGTGCAAGTAGACCATGATTTTACAGCCAGGAGGAACCATGAGTGAAGCAATCCGCAGCATCAAGCACGTCCGCCTCTACATTCGAGAGCAGCCCGCCGGTCACCTGCGATTGATCACCTTCGCCTGCCGTGAATTGATCGCAGTGCTGATCACTGCCTTGTTGACTGGCCTGTATGAAGCCGCCAGCACATTTGTCACCGCGATGGATCTCGAGTGTTATCTGCAAGTTTGGGCCGAGACAGTCCGGCACACTGCTCAGGGGGGGGAAGTTTGGATTGATCACCGGATTATCCTTTGGCCGGTCAAGAAGGAGTCTTGAATGGATGATATCGTACCACGCACGAGATTTGTCTACATGATGCGCAACCGCCCGCCAGGTATAGGGTGTCAGCCGGATGGTTTTCTGTGGGATGAGACCGAAACCTGGATACCCATGCGGGAGCATCCCTATCCGCCCCGCCACCTGGTGGGTTTGCGATTCCTGGGTAAAGCCGTCTACCCGCAGGCCCTGACCTTCGAGCAAATCTGGCAATATGAACTGTGGCCGGAAGACCCCCTCGAGTGGGCAGAGTACACGTTCTGGAGGGAAGGGGAAGATGGTGCCTGGTTGCGCAAAGACTACCTGGAGCAGTCTGTGGAATTCCTGCAGGAGCAGGCCAAGCGTGACCATAAGGCAGTCGCCGCCCTGATCATCAAGGAGTGGGAAGGTATCCATCCGTTGGAGGATAGGGATGAATGATGGATGGTTTGCAGGAGCAGACTACCCCTGGACTTTGCATTATTTCCGCAATGGCCAGGCCATCTGTGGGAGTCAGGATACTGCCTTTGCCGTCATAGGCCGGAGAATCTGTGCCGAGTGCACGGTCATAGTCCAGGCCGGAGTCAGGCAACAGGAGCAGCAATATAGGAAACTGCAAACTACATCATCAATAAGGACAAGATGAATCACAAACAGCCTCCTGAAGTTTTCACGATGTACTTCGTTAATGTGGTGGGCAGCCTCCCAGGAGGGGGAGCCCTAGACTACAGGAGGAACAGATTATGACAGACAAGACATTAGTTAACCGGAACATGCAACCCTGGGGAAGCAGCGCAGTCCTCGATGCCCTGGCTGACCGATGGAAGCGCCTCGTCCCAGGAGGGGATGAACTGTCCCATGATCAGGCCCTGGCAGCCGCCCAGGCCGCCCTGTTGTGGGGAGCGAATCCCTTTAGTGGCCAGATTCGCGCCTGGATCACGAAAGAGGGGAAACTGATCATTATGCCAGGATATACCCTCATCGTGAATTGGGCGAACACAAAAAGTCCATTCATCCGCAAGTTTGAGAAAGTGACTGGCCACGGAGTGCCAAAGAGAGCCATCGCCTACAAATGCAGCATTCTCCGTGTGGATACCATGCCGGTCTTTAACGCATTCACGGCAGGGGGAGCAGATTATCTGGCTGCCTTTGACTTGTGCGCGATCAGCGCCATAGGGATGGTCAAGCCGGATGAAATGTTCGACGAGGAAGGCAATCCCATCCCCACCGGTCTGATCAACTGGTCTTGGGATGATGCAGCACAGAAACGCGCACTACTCAAGGGTATTCGGCAGGCTTATGGGTACCCGACCATCGCCGAGATTGCAGTGATGTCCTGGGGAGTTGAGGGAACTGAGACTGATGAAGATGATTGGGAGACTGCCTGGGAAGAATATCCAGCCGGCACCGACGACGACCGCGCCCAGGTAGCCGCCCTCAGTGCCCGCACCCGCCAGGCCCTGGAGAAATTGGCCGAACTCAGTCCAGAACAACTGGCGCAGGAACTCGCTAATGCAAACCTGATGCTGCACCCTGCCCCTGCCGACATATAGAGAGTGAGGAACACCATGCCTATGACAGTGACAGTGAGGATCGACGACGATGGTCAAATCACTGAGTGTGTCGTTCCCCTGCCAGATATCCAGGCCCTGGAACTCCGCATCGCTACAGAGACCCAACAGCCGAAGATGCCACTGGCTTGGGTATTTCTGAGAA